CGGAACCTACTGAATGTACGACTTTTAGGAGAGAAAAGTGGGAGGATTGGGAATGAGCGACATGGAAATCAAACACGGACTTTGTGACTGGTGCCAGAAAGAAATCCACGCTTCCACTTGGGGGCAGGTGCAAAGGAAAAATGTTAGGGTTAGCAAGATGACAAAGGACGAAGTGGCTTCCGCCATGAAATACAACCGTGAGATGGGGGAGGCCGCTGGGGACGAGTATGATAGGCTGGCGAAGGAGGCCAAAACGAACTGTGTGATTGTGGCTAGCTTCTTTGATGACTTTGTCCCAGGGGGTGATGGGCTCGAAGAGGCCCTGATGTGCAAACGGCACCTTCAGGAAGCCCTGGATTTGCTATCATGAGTATCCTCTGCATCATCCCTGCTCGTGGGGGTAGTCAGGGTCTACCCAAGAAGAACATCGCCATGCTGGCTGGCAGGCCCCTCTTGGCACACTCGATCGATCATGCTTTCGCGACGCCGTATTCGCCGGGGATCAAAGAGGTTGTGGTGTCGACCGACAGTGCAGAGATAGCCGAGGTTGCAGAGTTGTGGGGAGCGCGGGTGGTCATGCGTCCCCCGGAACTGAGTGGCCCAGATTCTCCGTCCGAGGACGCCTTGCGGCACGTGTTGAAGAACATTGATTACAGGCCGGACATTGTGGTGTTCTTGCAGGCAACCAACCCCCTTCGTTCTCCTATCCATATCGCCCAGGCCATCTCCCTGGTAGATAGTGGCATCTTTTCGAGCGTCCTATCCGCGGTCCGTCTTCATCAGTTCGTGTGGGTGAAAGAGGATACGGAGGCGGTATCGTTGAACTATGATCCGAAGGGGAATCGGCCCATGCGGCAGGATGTATCGGAATTCGTCGAGAATGGATCGATCTACTGTTTCCAGACGGGGGTACTGGAGATGTATGGGACTAGGCTGGGGGGCAAGATTGGCATTGTGGAGATGCCTGGGTGGTCGCGGTTTGAGATTGACACCCCCGAGGACTTGGAGTTGTGTGAGTGGATCATGACCAAGAAAGGTCTACTTGGAGGTTGAGATGGACAACAGGACATGGACGCCTTGGTACTATGAGTATCCATGGTACAGCAAGACGGAGCAGGTCGTTCGGGAGCGGGACCAGGCCCGACGGGTAGCGAGGGCGCTGTATGCGGTATATCTTCAGGTGAAGGACATCAGCCTTGATGGCAGAGAAGATTATCTACTGTATGAGGCGCTGCGTCAGGCCCGCCGTGTTTTAGCAGAGGAGGCAAGGTGAGCGAAGATGACCTGTCCAATCTGTAACGGACCAAGGAAGGATATCGTCCTTCGAGCAGAAGGAAGGAGGCCCAACGAGAAGTGGGCTCGGTGTGATGCGTGCAAGGTCTTCTTTTTGAAGGACCTACCTACGCCCGAAGAATCCCTGGCGATCTACAAGACCGGGGAATACCGGAAGCAGGTCTACAAGGATCGAAAGAACCTACGAGGTCTGAACATCCCTGACGCCTTCGTTTCCGAGTTGGTCAACGAGGCACTTCGAGCGCAACATACGCTGATGACCATTGTCGCCTTTGGGGTTACTCCAAGGCGGCTCCTGGACATCGGGGCGGGCATGGGGGTTATGGCCTGGTCGGCCCACAGGGAGTGGCAGGAAGCAATCGTTAGTGCTGTTGAGCCTCTCAAGGAATACGTTATTGTGAAGGGTATACCTCTCTTCGAAACCTTGGATGAAGTTACCGAAACTTATGATACCATCACTTGCATTCACGTCCTAGAACACGTTCCGGACCCGATTCAGTTCCTTAGCAAGATCGCTAAACATCTGGAACCGGGGGGCAAGCTGTTTTTGGAGGTTCCGAACTACAGTCCCAAGGATGGTAACAACCCATTCCAAAGGTCCCACCTCTTTGCCTACACGGTGGAAGGGCTAGCGAATGTGGTGAGGCGGGTGGGTCTAAACCCTATAACGTACATGACCCACGGATGGCTATTCCGTCAGGGAACCGATGTCAGTGTCATGATGGTGGTGGAGGGAGACAATGAGAACCGATCACAAGGATAAGCCAAAGAAGGACCCAAAGTGTCCGATTTGTGAAAAGCGGTACCGATTTACTCAGGGCGCTGAGTACGTTTGCTCACAACATGAACACTGGTTTGTGACCAGGTGCTCTGGCTGTCACAGGTACGTCTTCTCCGACGCCCGTTCGATATGCCCCGACTGCTCCCCCACGGACTTGCGTCCCGACCCCAAACTCTGATAGACTACACTAGACAATAACTACCTTGGAGGTTTGCTATGGCCAAGATGCTTTATCCTGCCGCGTATAGAAGTCCTACCCCGAGGCCGGACCCGTCTAAGAGCCGCATGAGCCCGCGGCCAGGCTCTCTGCCCGTTATTAGGCCGCCTGCTCCTCGCGCCGGGGGTGGGGGTCCTACGAAAGACCCCTCGAGGGGGAAAGTACCGTATTCCCCAAACATGATCCGACCAGGGATCCGGCGGATGCTTCCTACTATGGGGCGAGCCCCTGGCCCGGCCTCGATCCGTCCCCGGAACCTGTTAGGTGATGGGATTGGGAAAGACCCCAATCGCGTCAACCCTGTACCGTTCAAGAACCCGGCGATTCTTGCGAACAGGGAGGCGATGCAAACCTACGGCCCTGGTGGACAACTAGACAGGAGTATTCGTGGGGATTTGCCGGCACGTTTGATGGAACTATGGACGGCTCTAACAGGGGGAGGAGCCCCACAGTAGGTGCCCTACAAGATCATAAAGTCTGGGAATGGCTACTACGTAGTCAACTCTGAGACCGGTGAACGCAAGAACGCCAAGCCGTACCCAAGTCGGGAAGCGGCTATGCCCTATTTCAAGAAGCTCTGGAGCACTGTGAAGAAGGAGAAGAAGTGAGCGACGGCGCGGGAATCTCGGTCGCAGTCTTCCTCTTCCTAGCGATGTTGGTCACGACCTGTATGGCGGGGCGAGCTGCTCGTCCATTGACGGACGAGGAGAGATACTTCTTCAATGGAGAGATGGATATCTGTATTGACTGTGGGAAGCGGCTGCGTCGTCATGAATGGCTCCTGTCTGATGGAAGATTGCAGGTTCAGGTCTGGTGTGGCAAGTCGGGCCATGAGCACTATCGGTGGATTGAGTAATGACTACGGCCTCCAGGAAGGCCACCCTGAAGCGGTACTACGAAACGCACAAAGAAGAGCGGAAGGCCCAGAACAAGGAGTGGTATTCCAAGAAGGTAGGAAGTGGGTACAACACAGGGAAGCGGCGCAAGAGAGTAAGCGCCGACTTCAACAATGACGACTGGGAATGGTGCTTGCGTATCTTTGACCATAGGTGCTTGCGGTGCGGGTCGAGAGACAATCTAGAGCGGGACCACGTGATCCCGATCGATGAGGGGGGCAAGAAGGGACTTGACAACTTGCAGCCTTTGTGTAGGGCGTGTAATGCGATGAAGAGGACTTCCCTCCAGGACTATCGCAAGGGTACCATCGCCCGATTGTTTGGACTCGGCTATCACGGAAGGGGGATGTTGTAATGCGGGGCTTCGTGGACTGGGTGAAGGACAACGGGTTCTTATGTAGTTCAGAGGTTGTGGATAGCGGTCACTATGAGCTATTCCCCATAGCCGAGAGGATCCTTCGCCACTGTCTGACACCAAAGGAGGATGGGACATTACCATATAGGCGCATCATTTGGGCGTGTCCTAAGAAGTCTGGGAAGACCCTGCTGGCGGCTGCTATTGGTACTTGGTACATCCGGGAGGTCGGGCCGCCTGGAAGTGAAGTGTATGTTTGCGCCAATGACATAGAGCAGGCGGAGGCGCGGGTGTTCGCTGCGATGCGTTGGCATTTCGATCACGAGAATGAGGAACTTCCTCCATCTGACCGGTCGCGGACCCAGAAGTTCCGTATTGACCTCCCCAACGGCTCGTTTGTCAAGGTGCTTGCGAAGCACTATCGGTCGGCGGCAGGCGCTCAACCTGGATGTACGTTGTTTGATGAGTTGTGGGCCTACACGAGTGAGGATGCAATGCGGATGTGGGCTGAGATGACCATCCCTCCAACAGTCAAGAATCCAATCCAAGTTATCGTAACTTACGCTGGGTATGAGAACGAATCTCCGAACTTGCTTCTCGATATGTACAACAAGGTTGTGAAGAATGGGACGGTCGTTGAGGAATTGAAGGACATCACGGACTCCAAGGGTCCGGTTTGTTATGAGAGCGGTGGGACGTTCTGCTATTGGGACCATGAGCCCAGGATGCCTTGGCAGACTCCGGAGTATTACGAGACCGAGATGCAGAGCCTTCGTCCCTCGGACTTCCTGAGGATGCACCGGGTCGAGTGGGTGACGACAGAAGAGCAGTTCATGCCGATCGAATGGTACGACAAGTGTACGACCCTTACGGCACCGCTAATGCTTCAGCCCCAGAACCCCGCCAGGACACTGCCAATGGTGATTGGGGTGGATATTGGGGTCAAGCACGACTGCACGGCTGGGCTGGGGATGTACTACGATATGATGAGGCCCCAGGTCGGGCTGGGCTTCCACCGGATATGGACCCCGCCCCCAGGGATGATTGGATTGGATCTTGAGGAGACGATTGAGGCGTGGATCATACAAATGGCGAAGGCATTCAAAGTAGCCGCGATTGTTTACGATCCGTCCCAATTCCACCGTTCGATGGTGACTTTACACAAACGGGGTCTGCCTCTAGTGGAGTTTACACAAAGCTCCACCAACATGATTGCGGCAACGCAGAACATGTATGACCTATTCCGGCAGGGGATCATGGCCGTCTACCCTGATGACCAACTTCGTCAGCATGTCCATTTCGCCAAAGCGAAGGTAGACGAGCGTGGGTTCCGTTTGGTCAAGGATAAGGAATCCACCTACCCTATCGATGCCGCGGTAGCCATGGCCATGGCGTCTTACTATGTGGTGAAGGTAGGGGGTATTGATACGAGCAACCGGATTCGGATCGAATCCCCGTTCTCGGATGCAACAGGCTGGGACGCAAACTACATAGACCAGTCGATGCTACCCGAGCCGTTGCGGGATAAGAGGTAATCAATGTCAGTTTATCTTGATCAAAACTCAGTTGACAACAAGAGAACCCTTGATGCTATCGTGAAGTACCGAGTTGAGGCGGAGAAATTCTCCAACCCTTGGCACGAGAACATTCGTCGGTGGCGTCGTCTGTATGAGTTTGACCACTACAAAGGACAGCCCAAGGCTGGAGAGGAAAGGTTCCCCGACCCTACCGCCACCAACGTTACAGACTTGGCAGTCGGGATCATTATGGCCAACGGTCTGGAGTTCCGGGCTTTAGGCTTCAGCCCATCGCATGGGGAGCGGGAGGATACCAGCCGGATCGAGAAGTTCCTGGTGGGTCTAGTGGATGTTGCATCGGAGCGGGAGGGCTACGATATTCAGTATGAGAGCATCCTGCAAGCCTGCCGGGATGGGTCGTCTGTGCTCTATACGGTTTGGGATCCCAAACTTGATGAATCCGAGAAGACGATGGGGCAGCATCCTAAGACTGGAGAGCCGATCCAGGTCTATAAGACCCCGCCTATGTGCCTCAAGGTTTTGGACGCTACGGAGATCAAGTTCATTCCTGGCGGGAAGGGCGGGTTCGATCACATCTTCCGGATCGTTCAGATGAGCCCCTATCAGGTTGAGCAGGAATTCGGGATGTTGCCTCCGAAGTACGCCACCTGGAGTCTATCACAAAAGATGGACTTGGCCTCCAAGGCCGAATTGGTGGACTACTGGTGCCGAACAGAGATGGAGATCGAGCAGCCGGTTATTGGTCCGGATGGGATGCCAAGATTCAATCCCGTCCTGGGACAGCCGGAGGTCTACACAGTCAAGAAGGAAGTGATCCAGCACGCCCTGACGTACTCGGGCGAGGTGATGTGGCCATTGGCGATCGCTGATGGGTACGAAGATCTCCCCTTCGAGATTGGCAAGTTCAAACCTACAAGGAAACTAGACCCTGTTGGGTTCGACAGCATCATCCGACCTTTAGAGGGAACTATTGATTTCTTGGAGAAATCTGTCAACCGTAGGATGCATCAGGTCAAGGTATATACCGGGATGCCTATGGTTGCGAGGGTAGCGGCGGGCCGTGGAGTAGACATCGACCCCGGCCTAACCAAAGTTGTGGAGTTGACCCCGGACGAGAGTCTAGAGTTTCCCAAATGGCCCGGCAACCCGCCGGATGTTGATCAGCAAATCAACTACCTAAGGGCCAGGCTTCAGCAGTCCGGGTTTGCAGATGTGATGTTTGGATCGGGGACCGGACAAGTCGCCGGTTACGCCCTGTCCCAGATGGGAGACCAGAACCGCATTCGGTTGGAGCAGCCGGTTCGGCATCTGGAGCGGATGTGGTCGGAATGGGGCCGGAAGGTCCTACGGCTGATTGCAACCTTTGGTGCCGGCTCGATGATACGAGCCTATGGGCGGATGCGAGGCAAGGACTTCGTTGAGCAGATATTTGGGCAGGAAGTATCCGAGTATCTGGTGCGGGCCTATATCAAGCCCAAGTTCCCTAACGATCAGGTACGCAACCACGCCATGGCGACGCAGGCCGCCCCTTGGCTGTCTCCTTGGACGATCATGGAGCGGTACCTGGACATTGAGCAGCCGGATGATGAGGTTGACAAGCTGATCCAGTGGCAGGCAACCCAGCACCCAGCCTTCAAACAGTATGCCGTCATGGCGGCCCTGAAGGAAGCGGCTGATGAGGGCGATGAGATTGCCCAGCAAGTCCTGGTGATGATGCAGCAGGGACAGTTGTCTGGGGAGCCTGGGCGGCCCAAGGAGCCTAGCAACCCTGAGCAGATGATGGGCGGGATGGGGTCGACTGGCCAGCCAACTAGGCAACAGGCAGGTGGGGAAGCCCCAGGCCAGGCAGCCACGGACATGATGGATGCTCTGGCGAATGCGGCTCCTGGGATGCTGACAGGAGGAGTTCAGTGAACAATCTCGCACGGATGAAAGGCAACTACAAGAAGGCCCTGAACATGCTCAAGGGCCAGGCCGGGATGGCAATGGACCCGGATCTTGACTTCTATATGAAGATATCTCCGGACAGCATCAAGACTCTGCGAGAGCATTATGGGGATGAGCAGGTCGAGCGGTACTTGATCGACATGGAGAAAAGGAAGGCCCACAATGCCAAGGACAACGGGTGATTTTGCACCTGCCTATAAGTCGTCTAGGCGCACGACGACTACACGTTCACCAAGAGGCACTACGTACACTGCGCCAAGGACAACAAGCCCTAGATACTTCCGGGATGAGACTAGATCAGATGTTCCAGTTCTGCCTGGAGAGAGGGCTGATGTCATCCGCCCGAGCAGCCTGACCCCCTTTGGAGAGGTCAGTCAATGGCGTCGTTCCTATTTAGGGACCTCAATGAGCCCCGATTGGTGGAACCAGGAAGCAGTGAACTGGAGTGGTGGCCCTTCCCAATATACCCCGCCCGAGATTATGGGAGGGAAGATGCCAGGTTTTATGCCCCCCAAAGAGTACCTTGGGGGAGGTGGGGGTGATGGGGGCTGGGGTGGCGATGGTGGGGGCGGAGGTGCTGCGCCTACCATCTCGTGGACAACGGGGACCTATCAGGCTGCGGGGCCGAATGTCCCGGCTTGGTGGAAGCCTTGGGTTCCGACCGATCGTGCCCTGATGGACCAGCCGGACGTAGCCTGGACGGTGATGGCGAATGCCCTGATCCCCTATCTATCTCCAGAGGACCAGGCGAGGGTTGCAAACCAACTGTACACGGTTTGGGGGAAGGATCTTACCCCCTACTCCCCTGAGTCTGTGACGGGCGGAGATGCTTGGGAGGAAAGAGACTTTGCCTTCATGGAAGGACGTAAGCAGGACACGTCATACTTCATGGGAACCCAGCGATCGCAGGACGCTATCCAAACCCTGTCTAATCTCATTGCATCCGAGGCTGGAGGGGATGCAAGCAAGTTGGGGGCCGGGTATCGGTGGCTCCAGGACGTTCTGGGTGGAGTGACATCAACGGGCGGAGGCAAGACACGCCAATCCTACATGGAGATGCTCTCTAATGTGGATCCTTTGCTAGCTACGGCTAAGGGTGGGGAGTTGGGTGCCTATGGTCCTCTCGGACAATCCCTAACACAGCCCTATTTTACCAATTTCAATCTACGACCTACGACCCAGGCCGGGACGTTTGGCCGGGCTCGTGGTTCGAAGTACCTATATTTCTAGCCCCAGGAGGCTGAGATGAAATACGAGTACAAGATTACCCGAGTGACGGCTACCAACAACATAGAGTCAGAGAAGAGTCTGAACGAGTTTGGTATGGACGGATACAAGGTTGTTGCGTGGGCTCCCTTCAACATGGACGTGGTGCTGGTCCTGATGAAGGAAGTTACCCAACCTCCCCGCGCACGGCAAGTGACGGTCGAAGCTCCCAAGGAATAACCTATGCCGCTCAAACAATCGAGATTTCCTCGACTGGATCCACGCTCCAAGGAATTCAGGGACGTTGCTACGGGTCGGGGGATAAAGGGGCCTGGTGATCCGGGGCCAAAGAGACGGCCCGCGGATTCTCTTCTTCTTCATCCCGCCCAGGGGGCTCCTCCTGCCCAGGGGGCATGGTCTCCAATGTCCTTGGTCCGGGGAAAACCCGGCCCGCGGGTCGGAGAGATTCCTATGGAGGCGGAGGCGGCCCCACCCGAACATGCTCAGATCCCAGAAGCGATTTTGGCGGGCGGGCACGTCATTCGTCCGGCAGGTCCTCAGAACTGGGACGTAGTGGAGATCAACAACCAGATTTCACAGATGGAGGCGGAGGGGAACCTAGAGGGGATTGAAAACTCAGAACGGATGAGGGAATACCAACATCTGGTGACACAAAGGGGGGTTCTTCGAGAAAATGGGTGGCTGAACTTCCCATCGGCGCTGGGCATCACAGGACGACCGCCGGCCTCGGGTGAGAGTGTTTATCTGTACCATCGAGGAGAGACGGAACTAAGAACATTCTCCGTACAGCCTTTTGAGGATCGGGATCTATTACAACATGCCGGCTCTTTGTGGAACCGCCTAACCTTCAATCGGATGCAGGACTGGATTGAGTTGCGTAGGCGGAACCCTGTCGTAAACTTCCTCGTAAAAACGTCCTCCATTTCTTGGCGTGGGCTCATAGTGGATTGGTCTCTTATCAAGAATGCGATTCCTGGTATTTTGAGGACGTATTTTCAGCCGGCCTACACTTTGAGTGCCGAGCCGCGTGCGTTGATAAGTGGGCGGGCCGGCGTCGGAGAAATACGTCAGGAGCCAATAGAGCAGGCTCCCTTTGTTGAGAGACTAGAAGAAGACGCGGGGTGGCAGACGTTCTCGCAAGATGTAACCAACTTCGTTGGATTGCTGGAAGCCGAGATTCCGGCTGCTATTGTGGAGGTGGTCAAGTCCGTCTTTAGTGAAGAGGTTGAATCTCCAGTGCCCCATGACGAACTGCTTGGGGTATCTCGCCATCATGTGATAAATCAGATCCGAGCGGACGACCTGGATGGGGCTCGTCAGACGATGTTGTTGTCGGGCGTCTCCCCGGAGATGACCGAGGAGATTATCCAAGAATCTGTTGAAATCCGGGATGCCCCACTTCGGCGCATGGAGGATATTCAGGACCTTGTGGACCAGTACAATCGATGGATGGACCCCAAAAGCATAATTAGGTGGACAAGCGGGCGTCAGGCACAAGATGAAATGAACGCTCTGTTTGAGAGGGGATCTGCGGCGGTTGGGGCCTTGCGGGACTCGTATGATCCCGAGTTCCATTCGGTTGGAATGGGTGGATGGACAGCCAGTTACATGTTTTTGGCGGACGGCCAGGAGCGATGGGAGGCCGATAACCGAAACATCTGGTTATTCATTCTTCAACAGGGACGCTTGCCTGGCCAAGACGAGATGCGCCAGCTTACGATGGTCAATGCGGACCAAGGTCTGGAGTTTGCTTGGCAGGGCCTCACGGACGTATTCAACTATGTTTCCATCCCGTTTGCTGATGATATTGTAAGGTCATTGGGTGGGGCTCTTGGGAAGGGGGTTCGGGCGGCATGGGAGATGGCGGAACACGCCCCGGTCGTGGGGCGGGGATTTGTGGCTGCCCGAGAGATCTTCAGAGGGATGGCACATCTATCGGCTTCGTATGTTTGGGGTCGGTCATGGGGTGGGCGCATTATGGGCACGATCGCCCGCGCTACGGAGCGGGTGACGGGGACGGATGGGATGTTGCATGTTATTCATCGGATGTTTGATAGGACGAATCCGATGACCGGCGTCGAGCGGGTACGGTATGGCCTGACCGACAACCTGATGAGACGGTTCAGGGGACTCATTGAGAGACTAGGAACCGAAGCTGCCCCCTTTACGGAGCGGCAGTTTGTTGCAATGGTATCGGATGCCGCCGATGAGGTAGCGGAGGCTCGGCTAGTCGTTTTGCGTCGGGAGGCTGGGGCGGGACGGACTGCGGCAACTGATCTGGAACTGGTCCGCTCGGCCAATGCGTTTGCCAGTGAGCCTCGGAGCCTAGTGCACGCGCTTTCCGAACGCTTCCGGCAGAGGTATTTGGAGTTGAGAGTTCTTCCGGGGCTTGGGGGAGCACGGGGGACTCGGTATTTGGATGAGGGTCTGATTGCTTGGGCGTATCACCAAACCAACGAGCCGGCCACGATTGGGAGAGTGCGTCGAATTCTGAGAGAGCTAGGTCTGGATAGTGTTGATCCACAACAACTATTTCGTGACTTCTCAAGAAACATAGATAACGTTTGGGATCTTCACGGGATCCCTGAGGATGCGATTGGTCGGCTCGAAGGTGTGATGGTGCGCCCTTCATCCAACGTTAGTGGCTTGGTACGGGCGATGGTGGCTATCAACGACACCTATCAGGGGTTCATGAGCTTCTGGACGACAATGGTGCTGAGAGCCCGGCCTTCCTTTGTCATCAACAACATCATTGATACCTACTTCAAAGCCATCATCACGGGCTCAAACCCTTTCCAGTCCTTGGACACAATTCTGGCCAGATTCCAGGAACTTGGGACCTTCTTCCCCGAGGATCTTAGGATGGTCCTACATTCGACCCAACTTGGGGGCCGTAGCCTAGAGGATCTGGCACTCGAGGGCCGTCTACCAAGGAACTTCGTAGAGTGGTTCCGCATGGGTGCTGAGGAGGGAGTGCGCCACGGACGGATACCGGCCTGGAACGGCTGGCTTGGAGGTTTAGGGGCCATCTGGGAGGGGACCGAAGTCACCGCCCGAGCCGCAACCTACCTGCGCCTGTATGAGACTGATGTTTCCATCATGGCACACCATCTGGATAATTGGCTTTCCGCCGCTCTTCTTGAGAGTCAGGCAGATCCGGTGGCATCGGCCCTGTTGAGAAGCCTTCGTTATCGGGTGAGTAGGAGTACGACGGGGTACGGGATTGCCAACCCGTCCCGGATGACAGAGGTCCTGGATCTCCTTGCCGGGTTGAGGACCCGAGGCCGTGTCCCCCTGATCCTGAGCGAAGACCTGATGAACCGGATGATGAACCTGTTGGGGAACGACCCCAACGCCCGTGCCGCCCATGCCGTGATTGAACAGGGCGTCCGGGACATCCTTCAGCAGGGTGGGACGCCGGAGGAGATTGATCGTTCCATAGGGCAGTTGTTTGATGACATCCTGGCCGGCTTCGAGGAGGATCAGGCGGCCCAGAACTTGCAGAACCTCCGCAACATGCCAGGTGCTGACGTGCCGATCGATCCCGAGAGGATGAACGGGGCGGCCAATGCTGTAGACGATGCGATGGAGGCTGGGACCCTCCCGGAGGTGCCCCCAGACGCTCCACCTCCTGAAGCCCCTGCACATCCTGGGCCGACGCAGAATGTGAGACCAGCACCAAGAGAAACTCTCACCCGCTCATGGCGCGCTGGACATCGACAAGCCGAGATTACCTTCGCCTCTGATGTTCAAAGGGATCTCTATGATGCCGGCTCCAAACTTTCCCGGACCATGCGGGGGCAGAATCCTCTACCCGCTTCGGAAGCTCGGGCGGCCATTGCGAGTGTTGCTGGGCGGTTAGGTATAAGCGAGGATGACGCGTCTGCTCTTGCCACCCGTGTATATCGGGATATTCGAGATCAGATGCGAGGCATTGCAGACGGGGAGGCTAGGGTCGTTGTTGACAATGTAGGCTTGCCTTCAAGGGCGGCTGTTGAGGCCGCGCCCACGGCCATCCCCGAAAGGATCAGGGTTGAGGGACCCACTGGCGTATGGGAGGGAACCAGGGGGGAAGCACAGGCAGAATTACAGCGCCTAGAAGACATCCTCCTGGGCGAGGGAGCATACGAGGAGGGAATGCAGGAATTCTACCTCATGAGAGAGGATGCCCGCCTTCTGAGAGAGGCATTGGATGCTATGCCCGCCGCCCCAACAGCCGCCCCAGAAGTTACCGTAACTCCGGCAGCGGCCCCGGAGGCTGTCGACATTCCTCCTGGGCGGAACCTTTTGGATGAGGCTGATGCTGGCTTGCGAGATGACATAGGTCGTCTGCGGGCGGATGGTAACGAGGCGGGGGCTCAGCAGTTGAATGAACTCTTTAGTGAGGAAGGGCCATCTATCCGAAGGGACGCAGCGAGGGCAGGGGCGCAGATGGGACGGACATCCGCCGCCCTATCGAACCTGCGGGCCGATCTCAACGAGGCAGCCCAGGGGGCTTTGCAGGCGGCAAGGACGGCAGCCGATGTCACGGCATCTCGACTGGCCCTAGAGCAGGCTGCTCAACTGAACTTGCAGTCGTTGTATCTGGGAGATCTCGATCTAGCTCTTGGTCGGTTTGCCCGAGTTGGAGACCACCGAAATTGGGTTTTGGCCTGGGCGCTCAATGTCCCCTACTCCCCTCGTACGCGGAACATGCGTTGGCGACAGGTCTATGAGATCATCGCAGGGGAGTACCGGGCCGCAGACACCATTCTCACAAGAGCCCTGGAGGAGTCCCAGCATCTAATGCAGGCAGATCCGGCGGCCTTTCAGGCCCTGGTTGAATCCGGCGAACTGTTTACGCCGCGATCGTTCTTGGAGGCGGCGGGCTATACGATAGAACTAAACCCTGATGGGTCGTTGAGAGTCCTTTCTCATACGGGTGGGGCATTTACGACGGTCTCATCGACTTGGGGTTCCGTACCTAATGAGTTTCTCCGGGGCCTTGGATTCAATGGAACCGCTGCCAGCCCCGAAGTTGCTACCTGGTTGGATACACCGGTGCGGACGCTTCGGAATCAGCAAGGGGAACTCCTAGGGGCCGCGGAACTCATTGCCAGAGAACAGGCCGAGGCCGCCGAGCGGATCGCCAGGGCAACCAGGCCGGTTACGGTTCCGGAAGCACCCCCGCCCCCGTCCCTACGTCAGATTGCAGATAGGAACCGGGAACTAGCTGAACATCAAGGGCTAAGGGTTGTCTACCATGGGCAACCTGACCCAAGTGCCCAGCCGGGAAGATTTGGTAGATTTGGCGGAACTCTAACGGACGCCGAAGGATATGCCGGACTACGGGTTGGAACGTGGACGGATCACCAAGAGAGAATACGGGTTGCCTATGTAACAGAGCAACAATACCAAGATGGTCGGCGGGCGGCTATTCGGTATGAGTTTGAACATGGTCAGGGTGTCAACAATGTAACGGTTGCGCCCGGACCGGACTATGAGAGAAGACTTCAGGAGGCCATTGACGCGGCCACAAGCCGAACGGATCAACCCTACCGCTATGTCCTGTTCCCCGAGGGATCTGTAGAGTGGTTGCCGTTGGATGCGTCCCCGCCTGGGGTTCAGGCTCCTGCTCCCGAGGTAGCCCAGGCTAGAGCGGCGGCACAAGCATCGCTACAGGCTCGACAGGAAAACCTGAGGCGGGGTGTATGGGGAGAGATGATAGGGCCGAATGTTCAGGAGCCCTTCAGTTTTGACAGCGGTCGGAGTGTCAACGATCTGTATGGGGGACAGAGACTTCCTGATGGACGAATGGCGACTGATTCATTCGATAACTTGGCTGAACATCTTCGGATGCGGATGCACGCCTATGCGGCGGCTGGTGACTTTCGTCGGGAAGCACAGATCGAGAGGCATCTTGAGGAACTAATCTCGGCGTGGGAAGCCCGTATTATGAGAGAGGCCGAGCGCGAGGGCATCCCGATGGGGCTTGGTAGTCGTCGGTTCCGATATCCTAGCCGGGAGATGATGGACCCGAACGTGGTGGCTTACTTCCGGGCTCTGGACGACCAAACAGCCTTCGTCAATCAGTTCCGTCAATTGACGGATGACATACGCTCTCACATTCGTAATCGAATGGTTGAGGGGGATGTCCTCTTCCGTCAGCTATCTCCTGAGCAGCAGACCCTCATCCAACGCATTGGGCGTGGCTACGTCGAGAACATGGCGCTTGGTGAAGAGGCCGTCATGAGTGGGGGCGAGTTCTTGGGTCGCAACTATCGGGGCGTCCTCGAAGAGACCAACCGTATCTTCATCGGCTACCATCAGTTCTCTCAGTTCGACCGGATGATGAAGAATGTCGTCCCGTTCTGGATGTTCCCATCCCGATCGATCCCATTCTGGTTGGGGGCCATGGTTCACGATCCAGAGTTGGTTGGATGGTACCTACGGTACATGAGCAACACCAGCATGGTCGCCTGGCAGCACGGCTTTGCAACATCCAGGGGGGAACCGCTGCCGTCCATGCGGGGCCTGATCCCCTTGGGGAACGGGATGTGGTGGAACCCGACTGGGCCGTTATCCATGCGCTACGTCTTCCCAAACCTGGATTACTACGATCTTCAGGAGATGACCGACCAGGATGTAGGGTTTGGGACTATCGCAACCAGCATCGCGTTGCGTTCCCTGTCGATGTTTGGGGCATCCCCATCGCCTTGGGTGCCGCTTCTCTTCCGGGTTACGGGGACGTTGGACGCTGACATCTACCAGCCGATGGGTTTGCTGCCCCAAGCACAGCTTATCCCACCGGTTGCTAATGCCCTTCTGAAGAGAGTGGCCCGGCAGACGACATTTGGTCGTTTGGCGATGGAACTTTTGGATCCCGACGCATCCTACATCGACTTCCTAGTCGAGCAGCAGATCCTAATCAGCTTCCTGGAGCAAATTGCCGATCCAAGCATGACGGACGCTCAAAGGTGGGCGCTTCTGGATACGGCACAGAATGCCTTGGACATGTATGCTCGGGGCGAGGACCCGGCGGCCCAGAGGCTATGGGAAGAAGCCTACGGCCATATTCAGACGGATGACTGGTTGACTGCGACTCTGGGCTACTTCACGGGGATCTATCCAAGAATGCACACAGACGCGGATGCCCGCCTACTCTACACCAGGGCCGAGAATGCCCGCCTGCGGTGGGCTGCCAACGATGTTCTTGGGGCGCACATGTTGGAGCTACCGAAGGATATCGAGCAGATGTGGGGCATCATCACCAGCCGCATCAATGACGTGCCAGCGAACTACGCCGCCAACCTCTATACGGCTTTCTCCTGGGTTCGGGTTCCGTCTGGATCAGAGCCCTATGACCCGACCCGAGAGAGCCCCCAGGCATATTATGATCGGGTCAGTCGGGTTTCCTCATCCTACGAGTCTGTGGATGGGATGAGCTACAACGTCATCGTGGCGTTCAACATAGAATCCCAGCGCCAGCGGCATGAGTATATGGCTGAGTGGGAGCGTATTCGACAGGTGAGAGACCAAGCTCTACATGCCCTGCCGGCCGGTAACAACCCCGCGGTCGAAATTGAAATCCAGCGGCGATATGCGGCCGAGGTAGCAGACCTGGAACTGCGGTACCCCTTAGCGCCCCGTGATTGGGTTATCGGCTACAAGCCCGAACAGTTGGTCTACGAGGACTTCCGTAACCTGTGGTGGCACACCCTACTGGATGGGGCTCCGTCGTGGGATCCTGATCGGTATGAGGTCTACGCTGACTACCAGCGGGACTACCAGACGTGGCTGGACCGCCTACCTGCCATTGCGGCCCCCATGATGAGGGAGATGCAGACCCGTTTTGCTGAGGCCAACTTCATGAACGCCGCGCTCAACCGGCCGGAGGACCTAGGTCTCATGCTGGTTGCGGAGACCAATGCGGCTGGGTTGGAGCAGTGGCGGATCGAAACCGACGATATTCACTCGGCAATCAACTACGTCTGGGTTCACAACTTCCAAGAGCGGTACTACGAAGAGGTTGGGAAGGCAACAACCCCCGAGGGGCGGGAACTTCTTGAGAGGAACTTCCTACGTCAGTTTGGGCCGGATGGTCGTCCGACTGAGGAAGACATCATCGAGTGGATGCAGGCCCGGTACGGGGATCGTTTCACGGTTCAAGACATTCGGCAGGGCCTTTATGGGCGGGCCATCCTATCCATGGAAGATCGTCAGGCTCAGAATGCAGAGTTGCGGGTTGGAGAGGCCGCTGCGGGACGGGATGAGCGCATCTGGAACCTTCTCAATCGTGTCCCACCTGGGGCCGCCTACGACGACTTTATGGATACATTCCGTCGGAATGAGGGCGATGACGGGTGGATGGAGGCGTTCCGACGGACAACCTCCACGGCCGATTGGCGGAATCCCGAAGACGCCCAGCAGTTTGAGGCCATCCTAGAACGGACCTTGAGGGAGCTTGGATACAACCAGCCGGTGGGTGATGAGGAGCTTGCGAGCCGCTCACAGGCCCGAGAGGAGCAGGACCAATTTCGGGGACTTGTGACGGGGCGGCTTGGGGAGGACTTCTGGACAACCTTCAGTTGGTACATGTCCCTCAGCCAATCGGAGCGGGCCGCTGCCAGGGAGCAGGATCCAACCTTATCTGGCCTGATCGATCAATACTATGCCATGAAGGATATGTGGGGCATGTCCCATCCTGTCTGGGCACAGTATTACCTTGGTGAAGTTACCACAACTAGAGGGGGCGGAGGTGGCGGTGGAGGGGGAGGCAGGCGTGGAGGGGGTGGTGGAACCCGGACGCCTACCCGGCGTTTGTCCTACATCCCTCTGGGCTATCGTGGTGCTGCCGAGGGGCGAGAACTGCTCCAGGCCGGGAGGAGGTTGGGCTCTGGTGGGGCCGGGGGCAACTTGCCCCCATTGGGAGGGGCCAGCTTGACCCGATCGGGCGGGGGTGGAGGAACAACTGGGGGCTTATCACCAGAGGAAGAGGAACTTCTGGCCAAGATGGCAGAAGGTCAAGAAAAGGCTAAGGTTCGTAAGTAACCGTCTTGACAATAACACTTGCGCTAGGCCCATCTGGTGTGGTAGTCTAAGTGGTGAACCTTACAATAAAGGAGAAAGACGATGTTTCCGATGCCAAGAGTTGAAGGCGCTACTGGCGGTTCTGAGGGTGATAAGCCCACGGTGCCCGCCACGGGAGTTCCTGCACCTGCCCCTGTACAACCAGGCGCAGTTGGTGTAGTGGATGCCCCTGCACAGCCTGTCGATGCCGAGGCTGAGTGGAACACCCGCATGGCCAAGGAGCGGGATGCCATTGAGGCCAAGTGGAAGAGAGATATGGCTGGTCTCCAGTCCAAACTCGATTCCCAGTATTCCCGTCAATTGGCAGAGCGGGACCGCGAGATTCGTGATTTGACCTCTAGGTTGGAATCGGATCTTCTGGCAAGAATGACGCCGGAAGAGCGTTCAGCCTACGAAGCCGAGTCTCGAACGGACAAAGAGCGAAGATTGCAGGAAGAGTTGGAGCAGGAGAAGGGTGCTCGCCAAGCAGCCATCTCCATGATCAACTATGCTCAACGTCTGACCAGGTTGGGTGTCAACTTGGCAGACCTAGAGTTCTCCGACCCTGATGTATTCTTCCGTGAGGCGGACAGCCGGTTCGAGGAGTATATCCGAGACCTGCGCGCCAAAGCGGAAGCGGCACCTGCGGCCGTTGCTCCGGTCCAACCTGCGGCCCCCGTACCTGGACGCCCAACGCCACCTCAGGTCGTGACGGGAACAGGTACGCCGCCTGCACAGATGACCCCGAATGAGGCATTTGCGCAGTTGCAGAAGTTGTACTCCGAGAAGGTCGGCAGACCACTCTCCGAAGAGGAAATCTGGCGGATCTTCGAGACGGGACAACAAGACCTGAACAAACAAATCCCCGGCTTGTCTACGCCGTAAGGCGTTCTGACAAGGGGGATAAACTAGGAGACTTACGATGGCTCACGCCAATGTTGCTGCTTTGAGTGATGCCGTCAAGACGCTTTACGAGAAGCGGCTACTCAGCCGTGCTCTCCCGCGCCTTGTTCACGGCAAGCACGTCACCTCTGCACGACTCAATCAGTTTGGTGCTTACGAACTTCGCAAGTACGCCGGGCTTTCAGCCGTTACATCCGAGTTGACGGAGGGGAACACCCCCAACGAGCTGGCTAGCCCGACCGTGGCCACGACCACCATCACGCCCCTGTGGTATGGTGCTTGGCTTGGCTTCACGGACAAGATCATCATGACGGCCTACGATCCTTTGCTCTCTGAGTTCTCCAGCATCCTGGGCGAACAGGCAGGGCTGTCTGTGGACACCCTGATCCGCGACGTTCTTGAGGCTGGGGCGACGGCGGACTACGCAGGTGGGGCCACCACGACCGCTACGGTTGACTCCACGAATGACAAGATCGCGTTCTCCGACTTCCTATCCCAGGTGGCGAACCTCGACAGTGCGAATGCCATGCCCATCGAGGGTAATAGCTACTGGGTTGTGGCTCACCCCTTCACCTGGCTCACCCTGATGCAGGACTCGATGTTCGCTACGCTTATCACTCGTGAGGGCGGAGAGGCGTACCGACGTGGCGAGATGGGTAGCCTTCTGCGTTGCAAGATCTATGTGACCAGTAATGCCTATGTGAACTCGGCCGCGGGCACCAGTTCGATCGATGTGTATACGACCCTCTTCATGGGTAACGAGGCCATCGGAGCGGCAGGGATCGCGGCACTGACCCCGAACGTGAGTTTGGATGCAGGCGGTGGGGAACTGGCTGTCCAGACCGGACGCCCGCAGCAAAAGCCGGTTGAACTCATCATCAATGACCTTGGTGGGACTGGGTTCGACCCGTTGAAGCAGCGTGGGACGATCGGCTGGAAGATGGTCCACAAGTCCGCGGTTCTGAATGCCGTTTGGGTCCGCGCACTAGAGCACGCAGTTAGCTCGTAATCCGGTAAGTAAGGAGATTTTGCAATGGCTAAAACCCTTCCTCCGTATGGAGATCAGTACCTAGGCGATAACCCCTGGGCCGTGCGAGTGGACGAGGTTATCATGTACCTGACAGGCCAGAACACATCGGCTGTGACCTACGGGACGGACGTGGACAGCGACGATATCGCTGTAACGGCGTCTTCGGCGGCCCAGACGGTGGGCCTGTGGGTTCTACCTGCGGGAGCGTTCGTGAAAGCGATCTATGCCAACACGGCCGACTCTTGGGGAACCAACAGCGACGATGGCAACATCACGGTTGGGGACACAGGCGCAGTGGATACGTACTTTACGGACACGCTGCTCGCCCCCTGCGCGACCGATGCCGCTGGCGTCTTCAAGACCAACGCCTTGACGCCTCCGGCCGGAAAGTTCTATGACACGGGTGCAACCATCTCCGCCACCTTCCCGCTTGCCCACTCGGCCGTTGTGACTGGACTGACCAAGTTCGTACTCGTTTGGTCTATGGCTCGATAAGGGAGGAATAATGGCTAAAACTATTCCTCCCTACGGTGACATCTACCTAGGGGACAACCCCTGGGCGGAGAGAGCCGACGAAGTCATCATGTACCTGACGGGTCGGAACACATCGGCTGTGACGTGGGGTACGGATGTCGATAGTGACGACATCGCCGTGACCGGCTCTTCGGCCGCACAAACCGTGAGCCTCTGGACACTACCTGCGGGGGTCTTTGTTCACGGCATCTATGGCATCACCCCGGACTCTTGGGGAACCAGTGATGATGGAAACATCACCGTTGGAGATACGTCCAGCGTAGATACCTGGTTCACTGACACTCAACTCGCCCCGAACGACTCGGCCAACGGGCCTACGGGGATCGGTCGGCAAGCTAGCAACGCACTAGGCAAGTTCTACGACACGGGAGCGACCATCGCGGCTACGTTCCCCCTCAGCACGACTGCCTGTGATGCTGGACTGACGAAGTTCATCCTCATCTACTCGATGGCCAGGTAAAGGAGACCAACCATGTCAGTAGTGCTTATCAAGCCTGCACCAAAACTCGGTTGGCCTGCCCAAGAACTGGCTGAGGCGATGCTCTGGGAAGCCTATGGTGATGCTATCACCTACTCGGATACGTCCCCGGCCGCAATGTTCACGCTTCCTGGTAACTGCGAGGTCGTGGGTATCGGGTTTCGTGTTAGCACAGCATGGGCCGACTACATCACGGCAACCGTTGACGACTCAGATGGAAACCATCTGATCAATCTTGGTCAAGGAACCCTAGCAGACACAGATTCCAGGCCGTTCTATTGGAGGTTCGAGAAGTACACGGATACGGACTATCCCGATGGAGCGACCCTGAGTTTCGTGTGGGGTTCTGGTGCGAGTGCTGGTGTTGTTACCCCCGTGTTGCTTTACCGTCTGAATAGCGGAAAGCAGTCTTGGGTAACGGGTGCTTTCCGGTAACAATCTACCATAGTTAGGGGAGGGGACTAGGGCCAGATCCCGAGGCGGAGCTATCCTGGAGTTCCGTGTCCTCTCCCCGACAACAACCAGGAGGTTGTCCTATGAACATGGACGATAAGATCTTCACGATGCCCGTGGAGGATATCCCTGTTGAGCGTCGGGAGGTCCCCGCACGGGAGAAGAGGCCAGGTCCGACTGGTAGGGTCACCGATCCTTGGAAACGCGTGACCGATAAGGTGGCGATCGTTGCGTTCTCTAAGACGACCCGCCACTTTGCTCCATTTGACGACCCTACATGGGAAATCTGGGGTCTCAATGAGGAGTACCGCTTCCAGTGGATGAGGCGCTGGGACCGATGGTTCCAGATACACCCCTACCTCGATTTCATGCGCCAAGGCAATCCAAACGACCCTAAGCACCCGGAGTGGTTGAGAGCACAGAAACCTCTCGGGGAGCCCAAGGCATTCCCGATCTACATGCAGGATCAGTTTGCCGACGTTCCCGCATCCATCAAGTTCCCCTTAGATGAGATCGAGAGGGACCTGGGGATCAACTACTACTGTAGTTCCATATCCTATATGCTGGGACTTGCGGCCTGGATGGGCTACAAGGAAGTCGGGATGTATGGTGTCGAGATGGCCAGTGACACCGAGTACAAGTATCAGCGACCGAATGGGGAGTTCTGGATTGGCTTCATGATGGGGCGGGGAGTCAAGATACATCTGCCCAAGGAAGCCAACCTGCTACGGGGGCAGCGGTATGGGTTCGACTGGCTCCCAAACGTCGGGCGGCAGGCCATTGAGTTTGATCTGGTCCGGATGAAGAATGAAGAGGGCCAGGCGATGGCAAAGCTCAATTCCGTTCAGGGGGTCAGGAACTACTTTGCAGGACAAATCCAGGCGGCAAAGACGCCGGATGAGAAGGCCCGCTGGGAGACAGAACTTGAGAACGCCATGAAGCAAATTGAGCAATCGTTCGGAAGGCTGAATGCCGTAACGGGTGCTCGTCAGTATATCAATGGGTTGCTGAACCGTATAGATAGGCAGATTGCCCCAACCTTTGGGGCCGATGTTCGTCTATCGGAACAAGAAGGCCCGGTCCTCTACGACCCGAACGGACACAAGATTGAGGACCCTAAGAAGGAAGAGAAAGAAAAGAACCTCAAGCTGATTGAGGAGTACATTGATTACTACGACGGGGAGGAGGTCCCAGATGAGCAGCCGACGCAAGCGCCGAGCGGCAGCCCAGCAGCGGGCTGAGGAGATTCTTCGTTCCAAGGTCCGTCTGGATGGGATTGGGGAAGACCCGGCGGTCAGGGCATTCCTGACCAAGATGCCGACGGCCAAGCAGGCAGAGGCGATGGAGCTTGCCTTAGCTCTGGATCGGTACCTGATGGGGGATCAGTCAGTCCTAGAGAACCCGAAGTATGCCGATCACATCAACAAGATGCGGGCACGGGCCTCTGAGATTGAAGACGCCGAGCGTCGGTGGTCTGAGGATCCGGTGAAGTTCTATGACGAGGTTTGGTCGGACGCCGAGAAGCGGATTGCTACGGGCGATAAGAAGGCCCAAATGGAAGCTCGGGCGTCCAAGATGTATCAGGACGCTAGGACCAAGTCTGTTGCTACCAGGGAATCTAAGAAGCTGCAACTGGACTGGATGATCGCCAATGGGCCAAAAGAAGACGTGCAGTGCCCAGGGGTGGTGGAGACGATTATGGTCAATGGTACTCCGACGCCTAGGCTCCTGCCGATCCGGGTACGGATTATGCATCAGTATTACGACCTGAAGCCCGGCCACAACCTTGGGGTGCCTTCAGTCTTTGCGGACCGCTATCGACATGTGAAGACGGCAATGGATGACGAGGCCGCCCGAGAGGCCGCCCTGACTTCGGGGATGAGATCGCGGGACTTAGAGGCTGAACAGGATAGGATTTCCGTCCGGCTTGGGACGGGTAGGGACCGCCAGTATCAATCACAGATTTTGGCGGTGGATAACGCGAGGTGAGCAAATGGACTGGAAGCCTTACTTTCACAATGACAGCACGTTGACGGGGGCAGGGGATACGCTCCCCGTTCCCACTGGGCGAATCCTTCACATCACTGGGGTCCATCTGAAGTACACAGCGTCCGATACGGTAGGGAACCGGACCCCCGTGGTTCGGATGACAGACTCGGATGGGGACATCGTGTTGGAGGTTCGGGGTGGAGCGGTGCTAGCTGCGTCGGCGGTTCGGTTCTACAACTTCGGGACCAGCCTTGCCGACCAGACAGCCTTCGTAGACACTGACCAACTGACCAATACCCTGCCGGACGTTTGGTTGCCCGAGGGCTGCAACCTGGTTGTGTTAGAACAGTCGGCCCTAGACCCTGGCAGCGACCTGATGGAACTTCAGGTCTTTGGCGAGATCGCCGGATACGAGGCGTAACATGGCCGCTGACTATGAATGGAGACCCTTTCTATACTCGGACACAGCAGCTGGGGCGGCGGATGGGGAATGGGTGTTTGGGACATCCAGCGCCCCGACTGACGGGAACCTGATCTACCTGATTGATTCCATTCGGATACAAATGACTGCCACGACAGATACGGCAGGGAACCGTAGGCTCCAGGTCATCTATCAGGACTCAGATGAGGACCCTATCTTCCGAGCGGTGTCGGCGGTCAATCAGGCGGCGGCGGACAGTGCTACGGCGGGTAGTGGAGTTCGATACTACAACTTCTTCGTTGGGGGCCAGGATATGACCTCCTTTGTCGATACCGACCATCTGACCCGAACGCTACCGGACATCATCATGCCGAACCACTGGTCGATGAAGATCCTTGACTGTGACTCGATCGCGGCGGATTCGGACAAGCTGGAGATATTCGTCCTGGGGAGAGTAGCGACCGTCCGCTCTGTGACGACATAGGGAGTAAGATGATGCGTAGAGTTCGTCGATCAAAAGGTATAGCTGCGGCCGCTTGGGCACCTACGGATCTTGTGGGGCTTGTCTTGTGGCTGGACGCCAGCGAGATAACAGGACTGGCGAATAACGACCCCGTCGCCTCCTGGAGTGACCTGAGCGGCAACGCTCGTCATGCCACTCAGACCACTGAGGCCAAGAAGCCGATCTACATGACCAACCAGCAGAATGGCCTACCGGGGGTAGATTTCGACCGCACCAATCATGGGATGCTGGTCGATTTTTCTACGGGAGTGAGCGCACAAGACTACACCTTCATCTTTGCTACCAAAACAGAGACAACAAATGTAAACGCGGATCAACGGCTCTTTGACTTTCAGACCGGGAGGTTCATTGTCTCTAGTGTTACGGCGACAGTCGGCTGGGTCGGCTGGATCACTCTTCCGGAGGGATGGAACAACGCCGTTGCGGCAACCAATGCCGTTCAAATCCTCTCGTTTGTTTTTGATGATGCGGGGGCAAGCGTCTTCCGTGATGGGGCGTCCATAGCGACCGGTAAGGCGTGGGCGCAGAAGGCTCTTGGGGGGACGGTGGGTATGGGGCGCGAGTATGACATGACCCAGTATGGGTTCGATGGTCAACTCTATGAGGTCGTCGTCTACACGGGCGCACTCTCTAGTGCCAACAGGGGCCTTGTGGAAACCTATCTATCCGACAAGTGGGGCATAGCATTAGCATAGGATGGGCGCATGACCGAACCGACCGCAACTCGACAAGCATTGAGACGGGCAATCGCCCTGAAGGCCAGGATGCCATTCTTCCTTGCCTATGGGGACACGGATGTTGCCTTAGCTGATCCCACGTCCGCAACTATCCAGACGACGGACGTGATCTACGCTCCGTCTCTAACCCAAACAGAGAACTTCTGGCAGAATGCCTGGGTATACGTTTCCGATTCGGCCGGGGTCTACGGCACAGAGCGGCGTATCCAAGCGTTCGAGCGAAGTGGGAACAAGATCATCCCCGAGTGGCCGTTTGATACTGCTCCGGCTGCCGCAGACCGTATTGAGATCTATCACATCTGGCCTCCTTCCCAGATCAACTCTGCTATCAACGACGCCCTCGAGGAGGGTGGGGAATACTGGCCCGCCCAGACGGTTGATGAGTCTATGATTGTGGTGGAGGACCGGCTGGCCTACGATATCTCTGGCTTATCCGTGACACCCTGGAAGATGCTTCAGATACGGGTAGAAAGATCCAGTAAGTCAGTTACAGGAACGTGTACGTCTGCTTGTACCTCTGCGGTGGTTGGGGTCGATACGGACGATGACCTGTCGGGGATTGATACGGATTGGTACGTCTCGATCTATGATGGCCCTGGAAAGGGTCAGGTTCGCTCTGTCATCTCTGGGGACACCTTGACTAACCTCATCACGGTAGGCAACTCGGCGGCAACCTATTTGACGACGGACGCCGATTCAACATCGAAGTACCGCTGGTGGGATGCGGACGAGCAGTGGCACGACTGGGTAAGCCTGCTTGGCATCCACTTCAACCGCAAGGATTATCCGGACAAGATGTATCTCCAGAATCTTATGCCGAGCGTGTATGGGTTCCGGTTCCGGCAGACGTATCTTGGGTGGCCATCAGCTCTGTCTGCGGACTCGGATGTGACCTCAGTACCGAAGGAGTTTGTAGTCAACAAGGCTCTGGCGACCCTGCACGACAGCATGATTGGGGACAACCGGGTTGATCGGACGATGCATGGGGGGACGGCAGAATACTACGCCGATCGGGCTGCGGAGTACGCTAGGCTCCATCGACGGCGTGTGCTGGCGGGCTCGCTATGGCAGGATGAAGATGAAGATGGAACACACGTCTCTTCGGCGGGTGATGATATAGGGAACCCCTTGGGGTGGTAAATGGATGAGAAGCGTGGCAACATCCACCTGAATGGCAAGGACTATCGGATCGATCTAGCTTCGTACAAGGCTAGGGACGTTACCGATTTCTCCCCACGCTCATCGACACCTGGGGGCGGGATCGTGTTTGGGGAGATGGGACTGTATCAGGTCTTGGTCATGACGGACTGGAGCCGGGGCTTTGGGTTCCAGTGGATGACCGAGGCTGGGGCTGCCTCCGGCTACCTGCGGACGACGGGCAATCTAGACACCCGACATATGGGCCTTGTAACACTCATGACCCAAGCGACTGCCAGCGATACGGCGGCCGAGCAGAAGAACGGCTTCACCCTATTTGATGATCACCTGTTCGCCTGGACGGACAAGGGCGGCCGGGTGTCTGATACAGCCTTGGCCGACACGGCAACCCCTACATGGACAGAAGCCGAGCCGCTAGCCACCTCCGCTGCTATCCATACTGGGTGGTCGAATGGGAAGTACCTGTTCGCCTTTGTTGATGATGAGCAGCCCTACTACACTACCAACCCGACTTCTGCCGCCACCGATTGGACGGGGGCCGGGGCTACGACGGCTCAGATCGATACCTATTGGATCCAGCATCATGACGGCTTTGTCTACTCTGGTCGGCAGTTGAATGCCAGTGGTCTCTTGGGCAACCAGGTTCACTACTCAGATGCGGTGGATTTGTCGGATCTATACACCGTAGCATCGGATGATCCCAATGTCCTATATGCGGGGATAGATGGAATGCAGATTCTTGGGGCCTTCTCCTTCCTTGGAGATATAGACTTTCGTCGTCCTGATGGTCTTTGGAAGATGGACCGGGACAAATCGGCTATCCGCAAGGTCTTGGATTACGGGGATCAGACAAGTTCTGAGAACTTTGCTTCCGGGGCGATTTACAATAATGCCTACGTCTACCCTATCCGGAACACCTTGTACTCCTGGAACGGAATGCGCGTCACCAACATCACCCCGCCCAGGCTGACCGAACAGTTCCCCTACACTACCTACGGCCGGTTCCGGAACTTCGTGACTGTAGGCTCCTATCTATTCATGACGGCCAGGACCAACGAGACGACCTACACCGAGAGCATTGTGGTATGGGATGGGGTTGGTTGGCATCGCCTAATGGATCCAATTACGGATGGTGACGGATCGGTCACGGCCATGTATTTCGACACGTCCCGGAACTACCTCTGGTATCACGTTACCAAGGCGGCATCGAACCTGACCTCTTATATCCCCTTCCAGGACAACTCGGAGTTCGCCTACGCCAACTTCCCAACCTCGGGCCAGAATCGACTGTTTACCCCACGCATTGATGCCGGCTTTAGGCGTGTCAAGAAATCGACACCTTCCATCATCATCGAGGGTAGCAACCTTGCTGTAGGTAATACCTACCTATCGGTATTCTACGCCCTAGACGGAGAAAGTACATGGCACGCTTGGGGCGGTGTGGATGGAACAACCAATGTTGTTGTAACGGATGGAGTAACGGAATTGAAGAACCCATTGGGCTATGAGCCCTCCACCCTAGAGTACAACTACATGCAACTGAGGATCCACTTCTATACCGCCACGGCGACTGAAACCCCCGTTCTGGAAGCGATCGCCGTCCGGCTGCTCCTACGCCCTCAAACGCTCTGGGGCTTTGCGGCAACGATCGTTGCGGCCCAGGATGTCCAATACGGCCCTTATTCCGACAACCGAACTCCAGACCAAATCGTCACGGATCTGAAGGACGCGCGGGATAGCGCAAGTCCGGTGAAGTATGTCGACCCATATGGACACGAGCACCAGGTCTATGTGACGGCGGTTTCTTTGTCGGCGGTTGAGGAACATGCTTCCAGCAGAGGGTCCCCCAACATCGAGGCTCGGATCAACGTCAACCTCGCAGAGGTCGGCTAGATGTGGACAAGAGGAAGTATGGTCGGGTTCGGGCTCGTGAACAGAAGATTATGTCCCGAGAGGAGCGTCTACGGGCTCCTCCTCGGTTCAAGATGCCCTGGCGCATCCGTCGAGATGTCATTCGAGAAGACCTTCTCAAAGACGACCCTTGGTGGTGGATAGGGCACCGGAGGGGACTACGGAGACCTCTCATTGGAGAGGACCCACTAGAGGCCCGAGCGGTCTCTAAGGAACAGGTCTATGGAAGCCTACCAGAGCGCATCTTATACCTTCGTCTTACCCAACTTCGTGTCTACTTTGACTTCCAATCCAGTCTTCAAGGTGGAAGACTCGAACTGGGCGGGCTCGTTGCCGACTTCATTCTGCCTGACCATATGTTCATTCTTCGGGTACAGGGACCAACCCACCAAGGACCATTCCAGTTCCGAAAGGACGAAGAGCAAAAACTGATCCTGGAGGAGATGGGCTACACCGTCTTCGACATAGAGGAGAAGACGGTTTACGACGAGTACGCGTTTGAGGACTGGATCAGAAGGCTGTTTGGACTGGGAGGCATTCCCGCCGGAGGAACAGGTGGCACGACCCCCAAGATGGATACGATTCAGGAGCCGACAGAGGGTGGGGACATCGATCGGATTTGGGACGACTTGCAGGTCATAAGGGACATCTTTGAGCAATGGCGACGATAACGCAGGTGCGGGAGAGAGTACAAATCCTGAGGGATCAGATCGAGCGGATGAAGGTGTTGGGAGAGGACATCTTTCCCGATGCCGTGACCCAAAGCTACATCATGGAACAGATCGACTCCTTGGGGGACATTGTAGCGGCGGCGTGCGTGCCGAACACGGGGATATTCCTCGGGATTTTCAACACGGCCTGTCCTAGTGGGTGGGAGAACGTGACGGCTCTGAATGACACGTTCCCTATGGGCGGCGCGACGTATGGAACGGCAGGAGGGGCGTCATCCCATACCCACAGCTATGATAGCATCGGTTCCCATACACACGGAACCGATATGGTGATAGGGAACGACTCGTCTTCGCATTCCCACAGCTATACCAAAGATGGAGCACAGGCTACCGTTTCTGGGGTGGGTGTTGCCCTTCGTTACGCTGGGACTACATCTGGTACAACTGGATCGGGAGGCGGACATACCCATACAGTAGCGGGGAGCACGGGTTCATCGGGAGAGGCCAGCCAAACATCGGCGGCCGGTGGAACGCTTCCTCCCTACATTGACGTTGTGATTTGTAAGGCCGTACCATGAGAACGTTAGATGACATCAACAACGAGGTTCTAGCTCTGATCGGGCTCGTTCCGGATGCTTCAAACCAAACAGAGCAGTTGGGGAACCTTGGGGACATCGAGGTTGCCTACAGCAGTGCGATAGGGCACGGAGTGTTGTTACCGGCGGGGGACAAGCTAATTGCCGTGTTCAATACTACCTGCCCGACCGGGTGGACTAGAGTAACGGCCTGGGATGATAAGTTCATTCGGGGGGCGGCGACGTATGGGGGGACCGGCGGCAGTAGTGGAACCCACACCCACTCGTATAGTGGAGTCATCGCTCACACCCATGGGGCTGGAACTCTAAACCTTGGAAGTGATGGAAGTCATGACCATAGCTACACCGTTGTCACGACCATAGCATCTACAACCGCCGGAGCGGGCGTCTCGGACATAATCGGTAGTGTATCAACTACGACTACGGGCAGTGGGGGAAGTCATGACCATAGTCTAACTGGGAATACAACCAGCGCCGGAGATGCATCAGCCACCAGTGGAACGAATACAATGCTTCCTCCATATATCGAAGTAGTGTTCTGTTCGAGGAACTGAAATGACCGTATCGGCAGACGAAGTTCTCGCCAATCTGGATCGCCTGGAACAACTCTTGTCTGGAGGCATATCAGATCAGCCCATCGATACAGCCACTTATGGAGACGTTCTGGCCCTGGAAAACCGCGTAACTGCGTATGCAACAGCAAACGCCGTTCCTACGGGCGGGAACTTCATTGGGATGTTCAACGCGGCCTGTCCTGTGGGATGGACGACGGTAACGGCCTTCGACGACAAGTTCCTGGTAGGGAAGGCAACTTACGGCGGGACGGGAGGGGCTACAACCCATACCCATAGCATCGCCGGCGTCATCGCACACACTCACTCCGCCGGCACTCTAACTATCCAATCTGGGGGCTCCCACAACCATTCTTATGACACACCCGCAAGCCTTGGGAACCGTACAAGTGGAAGTAGCAATGCTAGGCGCTATACCAGCGCAGACACAATATCCGGAAGTTGGCCCAGCCACAATCACGCCGGGGTACTCTCTGGGGCCATGGCAAACGCGTCGGCGGGAGGTGGCACATCGGGAACGGCCAGCAACAACCCGCCCTACCTCACCGTTGTTTGGTGCAGTAAAAACTAGGAGGATCAGATGCTTGCTCTTGTTCCTGAATCCCAGATCATGAGAATGGCCGACCTCTTCGAGACCCCCGGCCATCTGTGCATCAAGTTGGAAGTCCAGGAGGACGGGTCTAGACATACGACATATTCCGCCCAGGGAATGAACGACTGGGAAGTTCTGGTAACTTGCCGTGAGGTGGCCTTAGCGTGTACACTAAAGAGGATGGTGGGGTGGTCCGATCCCAGGGAGGAACTTGACACCCTGGGGATGGATCCAGACACCAAGCTCTGTATTACCTATCGATCGCATCGCCAGAACTTTGGCTGGATGCGCAAGAACGTATCGTATCAGGATGCCGAGATCATGTGCATCGTTGTGGAGGAGATTGCCAAAAGGCAACTCTTCCCTGACGGTTCAATCAAGTAGGAGGTTCGGATGCATAGCAGCCTTTCACCTATTGGGACGTTGACAATCCGGAAGGGAATCCAGGTCGCTGGTCGGTTCTATGTTCGACAGGCGGCTTCCCTGTCCTGGAAGCTGAGGAATGCCCTTCGTTGGGCCTACATCAAGGGCGAATTGGCTTGGAGGGTCGGCAGGCCCCTGGCTAAGACCCTGGGCCTGATGACGGCTGTTGGGGAGCTACGAGCCATCCACTACAGCCGGGGCGGCGTAGCAACGAACTACGGTGTTTTGAGTCGGAGAGTCGTAACCACGGCGTTCTGTGAATTGATGGTAGACCAGCTCATCACGGAGACCTCTGTCTGGGGGGATTTCAAGTTCCACGATAGTGGTGTTGGTACAACTGGAGCCCTCATCGGTGATACAGGTATTGAGACGACAGATGGCGAGGGCCGGGCAACCGGAACGCAGGTTGAGGCGACCAGTGTCATCTATCGGTCCGTAGGAACCATTGCCTACACAACGACCAAGGCCATCACCGAGCACGGCCTGTTCAACGATGCTACGGCAGGTACCTTGCTGGACCGGCATGTGTTTGGTGCGGTCAACGTTGTCAACGGAGACTCCATCGAGTTCACGTACTCTATGACTGTGACTGCTGGAGGCTAGTATGGCTATTGTTCACTCCTTCGTTTCTGGTGTGGCGGATGGGGCCGACACGGCGGTTGTTCGCCCCGTGGACTGGAATGCCGACCACGTAGACAAGGACATCAAATACGTCCAACTGACGGTCTTTGCTCCAGATGCAGATTGTACAACTGGGGACGGCAAAGCGTATCTGTACTGCCCTAATACGGTTGATGGGTACTATCTGTCATCGGTTTGGGGGGCCGTAGGAACAGCCGGAACGAGTGATGGGCCTCTGGAGGCCCAGCTATGGAATGTCAGTGACAGCTTGGACATACTGATTCAGCCAATCAGTATTGAGTTAGGAGAACTCTATACATCTGATGCGACAACCCAACTATCAATCAACACGGATGCTGATACAATAGCGGCGGGCGATATCATCCGAGTGGATATTGATACGCTAACGGCAGGGGTTGTTGCTAAGGGGTTCATCTTGTCATTAGGTTTTACACCCTTGGCAGCGACAACCTAAAGGTAGGGAGAATGGCGATCACCTTCGATGCCGCAACCTTTGGGGGCGGATATGGTGTAGCAAGCCCATGCACCTTTTCCCATACAGTGTCCGGGAGCCAAACGTACCTAGTCGTAATGACGGCCACGAGGCCAAACAATGAGGCTGCCGGAGTTTCCGGGGTTACTTACGCCGGTGCGGCGATGACCCTGCTTGCCGCGTCGGAAAGTGTGTGGTACGAGTTGAAGTTGTGGGGCAAGCTCGCCCCGGCGTCCGGGGCGAATAATGTTGTCGTCACGTATGCGCCTTCGACTTACGGTAACTACTTCGTCGCCTCCTCGTGGAATGGGGTAGACCAAACGACGCCGACCAGAACGGCTGCTACCGCAGGCGGAGGCGGCGCATCTGCATCAAGTGTTACGGCGACGACCGTAGCGGGCGATAGAGTGGTTGATGGCCTAGTGGTCGAGGCGGCACCCTCGGGCATAACTGTCGGAGCTTCACAAACCGATCGTGGATCAGGTGGAACCTGGCCTGGATTCGGGTGTTCAGACGAGATTGCCGCCGGCGTCTCGACGGCGATGACCTGGACCTGGACGGGGGCTGCCACCTGGTATGCGGCGGCCGTGCCGCTGGTGCCGGCACTCCCGGCTGGCGGCCAATCTGTTATATGGTGGCCCTAAATGCCGACCTATAGAGCCTTTCAGGGCGGGGGAACCACCTTCCAATCCGATGCCTTCCAGGCTACGGGCCTCTCCAGCGTTTCCGTACTCGGCACGCTAACATTCGTGGGAACGATAGCGAAGAAATTATCTAGGCCATTGGTGGGGGCCTTGACCTTTGTGGGGACGGTGGTGAAGAAGACAAAAACGGCGCTTGTTGGGGCTCTGACATTCACTGGTACGTTGGTTAGGAAGACCAAGAAGATCCTTGCTGGTGCTCTAACTTTCGTTGGGGACATCCTACGACGTAGGATCAAGCCCGTAGACATCTATATCACCGCCGCCCCAAGTGTGGGGGTTGTGGTGGATGGGGCACCTGCGGACGACGTGACGATCGATCCCGACCCGATCTATGGGGTCGTCTTCGACAAAATATAGGAGCGGGCCATGGCGACGAGTGTTGCGAAACTAAAGGGATGTGTCGTAGGGGAATTCAACAAGACCATCATCCTAACTTGCAAGGACCTTGCGGGCACGGTCCAGAATATCTCATCCTATACAGGGACCAAGAATGTTCTCTTCCGTTCTCCTAAGAGCAACAAGGAAGTTAGCTGCACCGCATCGTTTACGTCGGATGGGTCAGATGGTCGGATCTCGTTTGCCTTTGCTGCTGGAGACCTATCGGAGTCTGGAGACTGGGTTGGGACGGTAGAGTTGAGGATCAGCACGACGACGCTTACCAAGTCGGATCAGTTTATCATGGAAGTAGCCCAAGCAACATAGAGAGGTGGGATATGGAGACGAATGGTAGCAAGGTTTCCCAAAGGCAACACTATGAGGACCTCACCAGGCTTGGAGAGGGGCTGGGGAAATCTGTCGCAGATTTGGACAGCAAGCTCAGTGCCAAGCTGGACGGTCTTTTGGTGGCTGTGATGGAGAACAGGGAGCGGGTAACGAATCAGTACGCCGGCGTACAAGTTGGCCTACAGGTGCTACAGGACTTGCGGGACAAGCCCGGTGGTCTCATGGATAGGATGTTGGAAATAGATAAGGTTGGAGGTAGGCTGGATATCATAGACAACAAGATTGTCGAACTCCGGGTATCGGATAAGCAAGTTGGTGTCATTGCCAGCGTGATTGGGGCGATTGCGGCGGCCATTTCGGGCGTCATTGCTAGTAGGCAGTAGGAGACAACCAATGCCACTTGACATTGCCGTAACACAGGATCTAGTAGACCTTGAGAAGCGCATCTATGATGATCTAGGAGGGGGCGGTGGTAGCCTTCCTGATCTGGGGTGGCAGGATGTGAGGGCAGACTTCTTGTTCACTGTCCGGGGGGAACACGCGAAGTGGATCAACGTAGGCGATGGAGAGTTCGTGGCCGAAGCCTACTTCCTGCCGGGCCTATGCAAGTTGCACGTCTCGGCCCGGTTTGGAAACGGCTGGAGCACACCCAATCCAACGTCGCAGTGGGTGCTGTACCCGCTCACGGGCCGGGTGAAGCCTATCCGCCGCGCCGTTGGCAATCTGCGCCTGTGGGCGGAAGGGCAGGGTTCGATCACGGGTGGGCAATCGATTATCGGCTTTGCGGATCCCAACTACTACTTCACCATGCTATGGACGCCGCTGAACGCCGGACCCGGCTTCCTGACCGGCATCTACCCCCAAGCAGGAGGTGGTTCTATCTGGACACGCAATGGAAGCTACTTCATCATGGATATTGACTACCGGGTAGCATAGGTGCTATAATAGACCTAACCATAGCTATGGAGGCATGAATGGATCTGTCAATTGCTCTTGCGGGTGTTCAGATCGGCGCGTTCGTCATTCTGTTCGTTCAGAGTTTGAAGTTTTTGGGGGTTGAACAAGAGACGCACCTTCGGCTTGGGGCCTTGGGTGGAGCCCTTGGCTTTGCGGCCATGTGGTTCCTGATCCAGTTCGTCCCGGAGTCTGAAGTCTACGTCAACGCCGTTGTCGTGGCCATCTCGGCAATCCTGACCGCTACGCTCGGATATGGATATGCCGTGAAGCCCCTGGCCGAGCGGATGGGTATCTCGGTTCGGTCAAGCGAAATCAACGAAGGGTAACGAAGAAGGGCGGCTCTAGGGCCGCCCTTCCACATCTATTGTGGCCCGAGTCATTCGGGCCTTTTGTTTACCTTGCCTCGCCCAGCCTTGCCTCACCTCGCCGAGCCACGCCCCACCAGGCCAAGCCTTGCCACGTACCTCGCCTCGCCTCGCCCTGCCGGGCCTTGCCAAGCCTCTCCCGGCCAAGCCTAGCCACGCCACGCCTCGTACCTCGCCCTGCCTCGCCAAGCCGCGCCCAGCCAAGCCACGCCGCACCTTGCCACGTACCTCGCCTCGCCATGCCCTGCCCTGCCGAGCCTTGCCGCGCCGGGCCGCGTACCTAGACTTGCTCTACGAGAAACCGACCATACTTAGGTCGCCAATCCCCCAAGCCCCGCTCCAAACCGGCAACCTCAAGAGCCTGGACAATCGCCGGGGGTTCGATGATTTGGGGATCGAACCTGATCTCCACCTCCGTTGTCCATCCTTGAGGGACGGTCGGCCTAGTTCTCATAACTCGATTGCGCTGAACTCGAACGGAGACCATCAGGGCATTCTCGCCCCGCTTCCACAGCTCCTCTGGGTTCAGATTCGATCCAGGAAAGACTAGGATCGGGTCATCGACAACGAACGCCCCACTCTGGATGAGCTTACCGTTCTTGTTCTTCTTTGCTCCCTCCAGCATCGTTGCCTCGATGTTGTGGGCTGGGAGTGTGTACGCCCCCGCCGGATTCTGGTACCAGCCGGCCAAGAATTCGATCTTCGCCAGCTCCTCCATGTCGTCCTCCGTCTTGTTCTTCTTCCTGCTGACGGCTTTCAGTTGCTTGGCGAACTTGTTCAAGGGATTGGCTGTTTGGCCGTTGTGCAGAATCATCTGGGACGCCCCACAGAGTCGTACTTTCAAGACCTGCAACATCGTGCTCCTCCTTTTCCTTCTTTTCTATTGCGGCGGCTGCCATAATCTCTTCGATTGCGTCAAGAGAGTATGGCAATTCTGATCCGGTCTTCGTTATGCTTCGGATACGGAGACCGGGGGTCTGGGGAAGGGGAAGATACGTTTCGTCCATGCAAAGTCCTCCTTGCTATTGATATCGAACAGAATGAACCCAAAGTGGATAAGGCCGCTCAGGCGGCGTTCTCCATAACGGGTTCCGTAGCCTTGGAGTCCGGGCGTGGTCATCGCCAGCGAACCGGGCTGATCTACTGCCAGGTGGTAATGGACATGGGCACGGATAATCACATCTGCCTTTGGAAACTCCTGCATTGAAGACCAGATAATGTTCCATGACCAATCCCGGAGGAGCGCTGTGGCTCTACCGTGGGGTACTTGTGAACCCCCAACGTGGTGGCGCACATTGAACATCAAACCTGCGATGTCGATGTTCAGGACATCTCCGGTGCGCGTTACGTCGACCAACTTACCAATACCGTCCTCGAAGTTCTCATAGGGTCCGACGTGATAATCCGTACCCCGAGCGACATACAACTCCTTTGCCCTCACGGTTTCGAGGATTTCTGCTGCCATCTCGACTTGCTGTACTCGGTCGACGAAGATTTCCTCTGTCCCACCTATGCGTTCACCGCGACCATCGATCATATCCCCGTCGGCGATGCAAACGTCAAAGGGCCGCCACTCGTCCAACTCTGACTTGAACTTGTCCCAGAGGTAGGCTCGATAGTCCGACATCTTCTGGAGGGCCGGAAACTCTGGGTATTGCGGATTCCATTTGGGCGGTGTCAGCCCAACCTCGTGCCCACAGTGCGTATCGCTTAGAATCAAGACCCTTTTGGTCATTTTCTCTCCTTGTTGTTAGTCTACCCCTGTACCTCGCCTCGCCCCGCCATGCCTCGCCTTGCCTCGCCACGCCCTGCCTCGCCTTGCCTGGCCTCGCCACGTACCTCGCCCTGCCCAGCCTTGCCTCGCCTAGCCGCGCCTAGCCGCGCCATGAATCCATTATACGCCGGATTTGTCCATTGTCAAGAGGGCAAATCCTAGGGCTAGCAACGCATCTGTTCCATTTGTGGACAATCTGGGCCAAGTTTCATACGGTACCGGATATCGACCTCCTCCCAAGACGACCTTTCGAATGCTAGCCGGGGCCGCTACTCGAACATCTTTGACCCCAACTTCGATCAGTCCGTACAGGAATCCGAATCTCGCCTCGGCCAACGAAACTTGACCATATCGGGCATTGAACGCCGGACCCTCAACAATCCCCACTTGGAAGTTCTGGGGAGGTCCCGAGAAGATGCGCTTGACCAGATCGATCGCCAAGACACCATACTTCCATTTTTCTGGTTGCTGTGGGAGGCTTCCATCATAGACAACAACGTAGCCCTTGGTGGCGATCGCAATCCCAAAGTTCCTGCCGGGATCGATCCCAACAGCCCAGGCTTTGATGTCGGGAGCCAACGCCATAAACATCTTGACTCGCGACCCAGGTAGCCAGTCGATCTTCTTTGAATCTTCAAACTTTAGACGACTAAGAACTTCTAGCATCCTTGTACCCTGCCTCGCCACGCCAAGCCAGGCCGAGCCATGCCCTGCCCTACCTTGCCGGGCCGCGCCCTGCCATGTTATCCTTCTGGAGTCGAAAGATACCGCATCAAGGCAGCGAATAACAACATCTCGGCCTTGACGGCGTTGAGTTCCTCGCCCGCCTGATGCAGGGCAAGTTCGGCCCCAAAGTAGCCCTCCTGTACGGCATAGAAGCGCCCCGTCCCCTGGATGAACTCCTGATCTCGCTCGACGGCCCGCTCGATCAGCCAAGCTGCCCATTCCTTGTTGGGCTTGCCTGTGGAGGGGTCCGGCTGGCTACGGATAGATGGGTCGTCGGCATAGGTCATCTTCAGATCCCGCACCGTCTTACCAAAGGCATCCTGCTCTCGCTCGAAGGAGATTTTGGTCTTGAGTTGATCCCTTCGGGCTCGGTCGAGGTTCTTCAGGCGCTCGGCCAGCAGCTTCGTGATTCCATCATACTGTGCTTCGGCATCTGCTTTGTTCATGTCAGCTCTCTCCAAATAGGACATCGGTTGCGTAGTTGGCCTTAGCTCGATCCAAGGCCCGGAGCAGGTTGCTCCCCTTACCTACAGCGATTGACCTACCCAAAGTCATGACACAGGCGACTCCTAGTTCGGCATCTTGGTGGAAGGTAACGATGCCCCCCTGGTGTATGGTTTGCCGTAGAACATCAGCGAAGGCTATTAGATCCGCCCCGGCCAGTCCGTCGATCGGCTTGACTTTGGGGGGCATGTTGGGCAACTCTTGCTGACTATTCATCCGCATCTCCTTTCAATGCCCTCTGGAATGAATTGAATTTGGCTTCGTCCCCCTCGATCGCCCACTCGACTAGCTGCTTCATTCGTCCTGCCGATTTCCACTCCTCCTCCCCACGGATGATAGATTTGACCTTCACCACGTTCTCCCGCTTGGCCAGGCCACCCCGCAGGCAGTCCATGACGGCGGTCATACCTGGGTGGACACCGACGCCGGGGATCACAAACACCGAGGCAATCCGGTCCCCGTGACCGCCCCAACGTAGCTTCTCCACCTTGACTTGGGCCTCGAAGGCCCCGTGCTCGAAGTCGCTGTCGGCCCGGAACATCCATAGGCGGACGGTGGCCCCGTACTTCTTGGTGTCCCCTGCTGGGGTGGTGTGGCCTCGGCCTCCAATGACCGACTGGATGTGGTTGACGTAGATGGCCAGCTTGGGCTCCACGACCGTCCCCAGGCGGCTGATAAGGCGTCTGGTCAGGCGGGCTGTCTCGAAGGCTCGGGAGCCGACGTTTCGATCCTCCAGGTCCGCCTCGGCCTCAGCTATGGTGACGAACATGCCCAGGCTGTCAATGATGCAAGCGTTGACATCATCCTCCAGTAGACTGTCGGCAGCCTCCTCCAGGATATCCTCGTGGGGGCGGCCCTTCTTCTTCTCGTCCATGCTAGGAACGATCCTGACCGTCCCACTGAAGCCGGCGTTGTGAACAGCCCGCTCAATGTGAGGGGACTGGCGGTAGGAATCCTCCAAGTCCGCTACGACGATCTTGCCCGTTGGCTTCACCCTTGCGGCCAGGTACAGGGCTAGGGTAGACTTACCGGATTGCTCCCTGCCGTAGATTTCATAGATAGCCCGCAGGGGAGCGCCCAAGTTACCTAAGAAACCCAAGGCCCTATCCACGCCGTACAACCCTGTCAGGACTCGTTCTTCTTCGCGGATCTTACCTTCCAGGAGTATCGGCATCCCAGCCCGCCTTTCGGTACATGTACGCTCGGAAGCGTCCGGCTTGTTTGTTCCGTCGAGCTATGAAGTCTAGTCGGGCAGCATACTCTTTCGGAGATTCCTTCTTCTTCCCCTGACCTGTGAATCCTTGAGCCCAAGATGCCTCTAAGGCCTGTTCTTTCGCTGCTATCATAGCCCGAAGGATCGTCTCGATTCTCACCTTACCTCCTGACGACGTGGGCATAGTTGAGGATACGCTCGATGGCCGTCTTGGCGTTCTCGTCTTCTAACTTCAGGTTCAGATAGCCAAAGGGGACGTAGTGACCTTGACCCTTGCGGACCTTGAGCGTCCCATCCCGATCCAGCATGATGACGATGGTTGTGCTAGCTGGACCAACAACGCCCCGCTTGGCCTGAACGATATCTCGGATGGCCTGACGATCGGGGGCTATGACAGCCTTCTGCCAATCGTTCGTGTCCAGTTGGCCCTCTTTGGCGGCGGGGGCCAGCAGATACAGGGACCCGATGGGCTTACCGAACAGGGCCTCCTTGACCTTCTGTTCGACCTTGGGGTTCATAAAGATGGCCTCCCAGAGGTCAACGTACTTGCGGATGGTCCCAACGCCTAAGCCGGTTTCAGCCATGGCTACGTCTACGAAGTCATCGTCAATGGGGAAACTATCCCATCTGATCTTCAGCTCGTACAGGGCTTTTGCCATTGCTAGGCCCGTGACGTGGCCCGAACGTCGCAGGTCCCCAATGTAGGCTAAGGCAATACGGGGATCGCCCGTCGTAACACTTTTTTCGATCACCCTATCAACAGAAGTGATCACGTCCAATTCGGCCTCGCTCAGAAGCATGGGCTGGTCATGAGGACTTGCAAGTTCATCAGTCATTGTCTTCTCCTAGCTTCCACTGCCATTCGCTCTCATTCCAGGTTGTAGTTGGCGGAACTTCTCCGGCCACAAAATGGTGAGTAATGACTACGGGCACTATCTCAGGGATGGTACACGACTCTAGTACATCAGGGAAGGAAGGAGATGTCACCAAGAACCACACATCCGTACCCCATCCGAAAGGTTGTTCCTTTACACCGACGATGGTACAGTCCTCCGGCATATTCATCACTTGTCTTAGTAACTCTGCGCTAACTCTGAATCTTATTAGGCCATTCATTTCCATAGTCCTTTCGCATAACGTGCTAGGGTGTCCATCGCTAGCCGGATTTCACCTACCGCCCCATACTCTGCGATGGCTGGGTTGTAAGAAGCTACTGCCCTGCATTTCGAAGGTATCAGTTTCGATTTTACGGGTAGGCTCGTTACGTCGCTGATGTTGCCGTAGCCGAAATATCGGGCTACATCCGATCCCATCAGGAGGGCAACCTTACGGGCCGGGTGGATAAGTTCCTCCATCATCTTGTCATTATGCCACTTCGCCTCCACGCTGAATAGGGGGTTGACCCCTCGGCCTTCTTTGGCTGGGGGGATAGCATGGAGCCAGAGATTGGTCTGCCGGCATCGGCTAAGGCGGATACCGACCCGATCCAACTCAGACTCCAGGATCTCCCCAGATGGACCAGCAAACGGCCAGCCGTTGAGGATCTCGTAGTAGCCGGGGAACTCCCCAATCAGAATGATGGGGCTATCCTCCGGACCAGCCGGTAGGACCAACAGATTACCACAGATCGGGCACTCCTCCCTCATGGTCTCTGTTTCCCCTCGGCCCTGGGTAACGCCAGCTCCCGAAGGTACTTCAGCGACAGGTCTAACCCCACAAACCGCCGCCCGTGTAGGCGACAGACCTGGCCCACGGTGCCCGAGCCACAGAAGGGATCAAAGACAATCCCGCCGATGGGAGATCCGGCCAGCACGCACGGCTCGACCAACTTCGGCGGGAATGTAGCGAAGTGTGCACCCTTGTATGGCGAGGTGGGGATCGTCCACACGTCGCGACGGTTGCGGGTTGCGCCGGCCAGCCCCACGCCCCCGAGTCCCCGCCCCTGCGCGCTCTCACCATTGCCATGCGCTCTATTCCCCATAGCGGCCCTTTGTTGCCACCCTCCTGACGTTTGGCTTCCCGACTCCGCAATCGCTTGTGCGTCATAGAAATACCTCGGCTGCTTCGCCAGCAGGAACAGGTACTCGTGCGCCTTCGTTGGCCTGTCCCTCACGCTCTCCGGCATCGGGTTTGTCTTGTGCCAGATGATATCGCTTCGCAGATACCACCCGTCCGCTTGCAGGGCGAACGCCACGCGCCAGGGCATACCTACCAGGTCCTTGGGCTTGAGGCCGTCACCTAGCTTTGGCGCGAGTCCAGAGATGCGGTAGGGAACCCCCCCGCCTGCTCGCTTGCCCGCGCCGCCCGTGTTTGCTCCTCCGGTGTAGCAGTCCCCCATGTTCAGCCACAGCGTCCCGTCGTCCCGCAGCACCCGCCACACCTCACGGAACGCCGCGACGATATTTGCCACGTATTCCTCGGGCGTCTTCTCCAGCCCAATACCGGAGTCGTGGCGAACCGCGCCGCACTTGCCGCAGGTTTCTCGGAACGGGGTTACGGCACCCCGCTCGTAGTCGTTTTGCCCAACCATCTCCATCGGGCGTCCGTCGTTCTTTAGCGTACTTTTCCCCGACGACTTCGGCGGCCCGAGGTGGTCGCACCCCGCATCCCCACCCTCCCACGTCGCCAGCCCGTAGTCCCGTAACCCCCAGTATGGCGGTGAGGTCATGCACATATGCACGCTCTCGTCCGCCAGCGGGATGTGGCGGGCGTTGGCCTGAGAGATCATCGCATGACCTCCATGAACGTCATCTGCCGTCCTATCCCCAGCCCCCATGTGAACCAGGCTACGGCGAACCATGGGGCCTTCTTGCCTGTGAAGTCGATGCGCTTGGGAAGGAAGAGAATCTCGGCATCGTGTAAATAGCGTTGGCACTTGTATACACCTAGGGCTGTAACTGGTAATAGCAAGGCCCAAGGCTTCCCGATCTCGGCACACCGAGCCATAAATTGCGTCTTTGTAGAAAATGGGGGATTTGTCACAATAGCGCAAAACGTATCCAAGTCGGGGGGTTCGTCTTGTAGGAAGTCGAGGTCGTCGTATGCTAGAACGTAACGCCCGCTGGCCTCCAACTCCCGCACCATCCTCCACTCCGGCCACTTCCCAGGGGCGCACTCCCATACCCTGTGGGGTAGGTAGGGGAGGATCGGAAGTAGGGCCTCCTCGGGCGTAGTAAGGTCGTTGCTACCGCGAGTGAGACGTGGAAGCAAACTCATTCCAATGCCTCCCTACACCCACAGTAGAACTCATCCCCGCTCTCCCGGTACTGGAAGTAAGGCAGATACAAGCTGCTGGGCTTGTTTTCCTCACACACAATACAGGTGGCCTGTCGCCCTTCCAGGTTGGGTTGGGGGATCATGGCGAACAGAGCATCCTCTGTCAGGCCAATGCAGATTGGGCAGACGGGTGTTCCGTCCTCCATATCTCTTCCCATCGCCACATGGCCACATCTCATGATGACCTTCATTTTGGAAACCATCTCCATTCTGGAGGGACAACTCCATGCTCGGGATCTGAAAACTTCCAACACAGCCACCAGAAGAAGTATTCTATTGGACCAACCCGCCTGGTCTTCTCGTTATTCATGGACGGCGTACTATCTCCACATCTAGAGCACGTATGCCAGCCGTAGGCGTTTTCCTCTAGAGTTGCTTTGGTTCCACAAATCATGCAGTCGCCGTACTCAGTCCACTCGACCATTGTTTCCTCCTAGTGCTTGGCCCCCCAATTAGGGCCGGTGTACATCTCGACTTCTACTGGAATTCCTGGTATCATTATCTTTCCTGCCGCGCTCCAAGCCTCCTTCTGTACCTCCTTGTACGCCCTGATGGTCCCCTTCGGTAGATCGCAGACCAACTCATCGTGGACCAACAGACAGACGCCATAGGGCAACCCCAGGCGTTTGGTCTCCTTGTGAATGAAGGCGAGGGCGTACTTGGTCATATCTGCTGCCCCACCCTGGATTGGAGCATTGATCGCATTGTTCTGCCACTGTTTCGAGTACGGATTGATCCACACCCTACGACCAATTGGCGTCACCACATAACCCAATCTCTGACCCATGCTATGCTGCCGGTGCGTCCAATCTGCCACGGCCCGAAACCTATTGAAATACTGGTTGAGGAACTTCTGGGCCTCATCCTCCGTGACCTTGATCCGCTTGGCAAGCCCAATCGCCGTCAGGCCGTAGGACGTGCCCAAGTTGATGGTCTTCCCAATGAACCGCCGCGGGTCGTCCTTGGTCATGGTGGGCTCGTTGAAGATGGTCCGGGCAACGCTTAGATGCAAATCCTCCCTTGATAAGATGGCCTTGATAAGTTCCTGATCCTTGGAGGAGTAGGCCAGCACCCGAGGCTCCTGCTGTGCCACATCCACAACCAGCATGGTCCCGCCAGGGTAGCTGGTGATGAATTGCTCTCGAAACTGAGGCATCCGGCGGGCCGGGATGTTCTGGAGGTTTGGGGATCGGCAGGCCATCCGTCCCGTCTCCGCCTGGGTAATGAGGTAGTTGGGGTAGACCAGGTTCCCTTCCTCAACGTGCTGCTCGATCCAGAACTTGCCGTAGGTGGAGGCGGCCTTCTCGTACATCCGTGCTTCTAGGATCTTCTCAATCAGGGCTTGGGCCTTCTTGTTATCCTTCTCCTGAGCCCGTTCCAAGAGGACCTGCAACGTACCCGCCTCTGTGTTCTTGACCGAAGTTCTCAGAACTTTCTCCAGCGCCGCCTTGACCTGCTTGGGGGATCGGGGATTGATGGCAAGGTCCTTCTCGGCATCCTCTGCTAGGCGTTCATTCTCATCGGCCAGGGCCAGCCATCCGTCTACGTCTACTTTGACAGGAGGTAAATCTAACACTGCCCACAGCGCCGGCTCGTCAATCTTGTGGTAGGAGTCCATCTCCCGATCGTGCTCCTTGATGTACTCCATCTGCATCCTCGCGCAGAGGACAGCCGTCAGGGCGTCGAGGGCCGCGTAGGTCTGCATCTCTTTGGTCATCTTGGAGCCATCAATGAAGAGTTGGACCGTCTCCTTCTCCATAGGTTTACGAATCCAGCGGCGAGATAGGTCCTTCAAGCGGAAAGTGTCATAATACCCCCCAAATAAGTTTTGCTCCATCAGCATCGTATCCCAGATAGGTCGCTGCCTGAAGGTGGTGAAGCGGCGCAGGTGGTTGAGATCAAACAGGGCATTGTGGAAGACCCAGAGGCCATCGTTGACGATCTCGATTGCTGCCCGGAGATCGGTCAGATCGTAGACCTGGTAGACTGTCCCATCCTCATAGGCGATGGATAGGCAGGCGAAGGTACCGGTAGGACGGTGCAACTTGGCCTCGTCCATGCCGTAGAGTTCTATGTCTAGGCCAACCGGCTCTTTGGGGTTGGCCTTCCTGGGCAGACCTTTAGTCAATTTCATTCGTATGTTTCAACAATAACCGTCAATGGGGCATCATCCAACACATACTCCTGGATTTTCCCCCTGTCATCCCCGGCTATCCATTCTCGCATTGCGCGTATCGAGTCCACGACGGAGTGTTTCTCGACCGCCGCCAAAAGGGCTATTCTTTCAACCATAAGTTCCTTCGCCTGTTCTATATTGTCGGCTATTACAACACAAGAAACATGTCGTCCATATCCTCCATAGTACAGGGCCGGAAATACATACAGGTTCATTGGTTCCTCCTAAACAGATGCTAGGCTAGTCCAGCCATCGACTCCATCTTCGGCTCCCCATCCCCGAGCCCCATCCCACATCACCCGCACCGCCCCAGTCGTCCCACGAACGTAGCCATAGCGGCTTTTGGCGATCTGAATGTATGCGGTTCCATGTCGCCAGGGGAGGGAGTTGTCTCTCTTGTCCTGTCCTTGGTCTACGTCTACCTGATCCGGGTTGTACAGTAGGATCACCACGGCGGCCAGCGCCTCAATCAGACGGGAGCCCCGTAGGTGGTTCAGGCGAGGGCGACCGCCGACGTAGTTGTAGTTTAGTTGGGACAAAACCAGGACGGGCACTCCAACCCTCTTGGCGAGGCTGGCCATCGTCCTGTAGATTTCGTCAATCTGGGCGACTTCGTTGTAGGACCGCCGCTCGGGGACAATCATGTCAGCAAAGTCAACGCCGATCATGTAGAGATCGGGGTGGGTAACTACAAGTTTGCTGGCATGGGAATAGATTTCATCGTGGGTGTGCATGGCATCGGTAGTGAGGATGAGGGAGCGTTCCTTTTTCGTTAGCTTCTTCTCAATCTCTAGCAGCCGATGCGCAATCTGGTTCATCGTCATCTCGAGGGAGAAGAACGCTGTACGTTTGCCGTGTTTGGCCGCCTCAATCAACAACCGAAGAAGGAACGTCGTTTTGCCTGTGCCTGGGGGACCTCCGCAGACACACATAGACGATTCCGGTAAACCCTGTAGATATCGATCGACGGGCGCATAGAAGGTAGGACGCCAGATGGCCGCTTTGGGATCAACCTGGGACAGGGGTGTGAAAACCTTCTGCTCTCTCTCCAGCCTGCCCAATTCGGAGAGGACCTTCCCGACATCGACTTCCTCTCCCCGGCTCAGTTTGTCTACCAGCGGCTCTAGCTTCTTTCCGACACTGGCATGGATGTAGGCACGTTCTAGGGCGCTGATGTAGTCCAGGCCCGCCCCATTGACCTTCTCGGCAGCATTCTTGCAGCCCGTGATGAGGGAGACCCCAACCTTCCCCATCAACTCCGTGGTGTCTTTTCCCTCCCGCAGGCCAAGCAGAACCTCATCGTAAGGGGAGGGCATGATGGACGGATCAATCGTGTTTGGATCAATCTCCCCTGCGAGTGCTTTCCCGGTTACGATTTCTGCGAGGCCGAACAGGTGTGTCACTCAGCATCTCCTTGAGTGTTTCATGATCCAACTTGCGACAATCCTCACATAGTAGAACGCCTTCAGATGAACGGAATCCTAAATGGACGGCGGGATATACATAGTAGAGACCATTTGCGCCGGAACAGGCTTGGCAATGTCTGATCATAGTCCCCAATCTCGTCCATAGCGGGGTGCGGAATGACAGAACTGGATGTGAGAATCCAATTCGGTCTTTAGTGCCCAATCACCTCTATGATTTTGTCGTGCTAGCCATCGCAGCCAACATCCTGGGCATCCAGTAGTTGGCGCTTTCGTAGCTTTGTATTTCTTATGCACGGGACAAATTGGTAGTTCGTCTTTTATCTGATTCATGCTATCTCTCTAGATATAGGTATGCAGAACCTTTTCTAACTGGGAGCGTTTCCCCATGCGGAGGTAATCCGCCGGATCTTTGGTGCCGCTCGGATAGTCTAGAAGCAGAACGTCGTTGTGGATACCGAACAGAGACAGGTCCTTGTGAAGTTTGTAGGCGGTCGCCTCCTCCTTCTTGTCCGGTACGATGATCACCGATCCGCGCCATACATCATCCAACCACTTTGGCTTGAAGGAATCCTTGCCCGAGGTTGGGGTAACGACGGGGATGCCAATAGAGGCCACAGCCAGAGCGTCGAAGATGCCAAACACGATTGCGGCCTTATTGCTCCTGTTCAGCAGGCCCCAATTCGGGCAGTACATCATGCCCTTCTGCCCTCGGGGCTGGTGAAACCGAACACCGTCGTTGGCTTGCTCGATATGGGGTCCCGCTCGGAGAATGACACCTTGGATGGAACCTTCTTGGGATCGGACGGGAATTGTAGCCCATCCATTATACCACCCCAGCAGGGCGATTTCAATCATATCCTCCACCCCCCGCATCTGGTAGTACCAGGCGAAGGCGGGGTTGTTGATTAGGGTTTCATGTGCCTTCCCACAGAATTTGTCGATCTCGGCAGGGTCGGTTGGGAGGGTCGGAGGCACCCAATCCGTGACTTCATCGACCGAGATGCGCACGGGACGGCCCCGCAGGATGTCCAGCAGATACTCGTTCCTGCCGGACTTGCCACAGGAGGCACAACGGAACCACCCATCCTGCCACGCAAAGAGCGACTGCCTGATCGGGTAGGACTTGTGAAACGGGCAGACAAGAGCCAAATAGCCTTGGTAACGCCTACCCTGCCCTGCAACGATGAGGTCATCCAGAGTTACCATAACTTACCCAGTCGGGAAGGAAGTCTCTGCTAGTTTTCGTTTGTACCATTCGGGAAGCCCTCGGGTCACCCCACGCCGAATGTCCGGCCAAATGTGGGTGAATAGGGCTTCCATGATCTCATCTGCACATTCCGTCAGGATGTCTTCTGGAACTGCCTTGATAAGCGCCCCAATGTCCTTGGGAGATTCAGTCAGGTTCCCGACGTCGCGGAGGTGCTGAATAGCTTTTTCCCAGCGGGCTTCCGAGCGGTATTTGTCTACGATACGGGTAACGATGTCCTTGGTAGATGGATTGCGTTCCTTCCAGTCGGCGTTGTGGATCTCTTTGAACCGCTCGGAGACAAACTTCCCCATCGCCACCTTCTTCTCTGGGGTGAATTGGTCGTAGTTCTTGACGACGACGCCCTCGATCTTGGAGCCCCCGAGGACGGATACCTGATCAAGGAATGTGTCCAGGTCAGCCATTCCCGTAATCTTGCCCTCATAGAATAGTGGGACGTATTCCAAGCCCAACCTCTCGCACTCAAGGGCCAGGCCCCCCTGCGATACGTAGCTTTCCGTCCCGGTGTCTATGTCGAAGACGATTAGGTACTTGTTGGGCGTACGATCGTACGCCAGTGTGTTGTGTTTTGGCTTACTTAGATACTCACAGCGGTAGACCCAGCCCGGACGAAGATCAAGTGACTTGGCCGTATCGACGGCATTCTTGAACATCTTCTCCGGCTCGTCTATCTGGATCTCGGCGGACTTGGAGCGGCAGACCAGTTCTCCTGATTCTGTCCTGGCCATACTAAACTGGGAGCCGTCGATCTTCTCCTGCACCACTACTGAACTGGAGAAGATGTCCAAAATAGCTTTGTGTCCCAGGGCGTACACCGTAGCATACGAACTGATATGCATGGTTCCTCCTACTAACCAACGATGGCTTTGATGGCTATCCTGAGAACGTTTAGAGGGTTGATGGCCATCTTGAGAACGTTTAGAGGGTTGTTGCCCTTTTTGCACTCCTCAATCCGCTGTTGCCAGTAACCGGGCTTCAAAGTCTCTGGCATGATACCCGTCCCACCACAGGTTCTACAAAGAACCTCAGCGATCTTAGCACCCTCCGGTAGTTCCCAATTGACATCGGTTGTTCCCCAAATCTGTTCGCCGTCTTCCGTGACGTAGGTCTGTGCTTCCCCTGTTCCGAAGCACATATCACACTTTGTATCGACGCCCGGTGTGTAATCTGGTACGAACCCTTCCACGTTCATTGTTCCTCCTAAGGTGCGAGCGGAAGCGAGGCCGCTCGGCTATCTAAAGTAGGTCATGTGACCTACTAAGTAGGTCTTACTCTTCCGCCGGCTCATCTCGCGGTTCACCTTCAACCACGACCTTCTTTTCCCTCGGCTTGCGGACCTTCTTGGTTGGGGGAGCCATCCCTGCCGGAGGTTTGCTGAAGCTGGTCAGCCAGCCCTTTTCGAACTTGCCCAGGAACACGACGCCCCTCTTCAAGAGGAGGTCCTGTAGGTCCGGTAGGATGTTGTTCGAGAACTGGACGTTATCCTTGTCCCAGTCGAACCCGGCGGCCCCGAGGAACTCTTCGAGCGCCTGGTATGCCTTACCTCCGGATCCCACCATCTCCACGAGGTCTTCCTGACCGGCGCGGAACAGGTAGGTAAACATCTTGACGGCGGACATCCCCTCGAACTCCCCTCCGATGATCTCGAAGAGGACATTGAACACGGATCGATCCCGAGACACCCACCCGCCCATGTCCTTGCCGCCAGGAAGGACATACGTTGCGGGGATGGTCTGGTTCTCGGACCTCGGGGGAGGCAGGAACGCCTTCACCTTGAGGAAGTATTGTCCATCCCAAGGGTTGAGCCCGTATAGCTTGCGCCCATCGGATGACAGGCGGTAGAACAGATTCCGGCCAGGCTTTACGACCGTATCTTCGCCAATGTCCGCCGGATCGATATGATGGACCTCGGACGTATCTAGATCGATGAGCTTGATCTCGTCCTTCAGCAGACGGACCTCGGCTCTCCCTTGGGGTGTCGGCGGCCTTTCTGTGTACTTACGCATCTATGTTCTCCTTATCTGTGTCTTGTGATCTAAGCCTTGCGGCCTCGCTTCTACATCGTTCACCCCAGTCCTTTTCAATCAACGCCCGCTGCTCCGGCCCTACTAAGAGCC